GACGGAGTTTCTGGAGCAATACCAGTAGCTAGTTCTGTGATTAAAGCAATGTACACAGTAGGCGGAGGAAACTTAGGTAACATCTCTTCAAACGTAATTGACACAATTTCTTATATCCCAGGAAGCACAACAGCTGCTACCACCGCTCTTGCCTCTGCTATTACGGTGTCTAACGGTGCTGCCGCTGTAGGTGGGGCAGAACCTGAAAGTAATGATGAGATTAGAGCGTCTGCACCACTTGCTCTAAGAGCGTCAAACAGAGCTGTAACGTTAAAAGATTATGAAGACTTAGCTGTGTCAGTTACTGGGATTGGTAAAGCAAACGCTTATGCTTCAACTTGGACTTCTGTAACCGTATACATTGCACCCTCTAGAGGTATAAATGACACTGACGAACAACCTGGATTAAATAGCTCAGGAACGGTTACTTCTGAATACACAGAGTTAGCAAGCAATGTTTCTGACTATTTGTCAGATAAAGTTTTGATAGGAAGCACCGTAACGGTGCAACCTCCTTCGTACTCTGATTTAATTGTAACTGTTCAGTACGTAAAACTAAGTCAATACACACAGACTGAAGTAGATGTAAACATTAAAAAGTCTTTACTTACAGTCTATGGATACACTGGAATGCAATTTCAAGACACCATTTATCCTCAAGATATTGAGTATATTTTAAATCAAACTGAAGGTGTAAAGACAGCGAAGTTAACTGCGTTGTATAAAAATGGTACTACCATTACTGGAAATGCAACAAATGTAAAAGTAGGTTACAACTTAGACACAGTCGCGTCTGGGTACATTACTTACACCACAAACCAACGCCATGCTATGAAAGCTGGTGGAACGGTTACAATTACATCGTTATCTGCTGCTGGATTTAACGTTTCAAATGCACCTGTAGTAGCTGTTGATGACTACCGAATCGTAGTAGCTAACGCAACTACTGGAACAGCTTCTGGAACAGGAGTTGTTACAGGGCTTGCACCTCTTACAGGGTTTGCCAATGAAATATTTAGGTTTAAAGAAACCAACATGAACATCGGCGCTTACAGTGGATAATGTTCGTAAAAATGTTGGGTTCTATAGAGGGATTGTTCAAAATAACAGAGACCCACTTAATCAACGTAGGTTACAGGTTCTAGTTCCTCAAACAACAGGTGTTGAAGTTACTGACTGGGTTTGGCCTGTTGAACCTCATGGCATTCATTCTGAGCCACCAAAGGTTGGTCAAGGTGTTTGGGTTTCTTACGTTTCTGGAGATTCGGAATACCCTGTTTGGGTAGGGTCATTTGGAAAACATCAGGATGCTAGTAAACCCTACTTAGTAACCCCACTTTCAAACTCAATCTCTTTATCTGGTTTAGCACCTTACCTCATTATCGCAACAGAGCCTGATGGTACTCAAGTAGTTGACCTTACAAAAACTCTTTTAACTATTGCAAACAAGTTAAAAGATCACGAAACACGGATTAATACTTTGGAAGCACAGATGGCTACAAAGGCAAGCACTAGTCACACTCACGTTTAGGCAGTAATTAGCACGTAAACCAGAGAAAATACAACATTACGATGGAAAGGTAACTCATGGCAGTCTATTACCCAGGGAATATTAAGAACGACTTTAGCTCTAAAGTTGACTTTACAGATACCGTTATTGCGTCTCACATCAATGACCTTCAGGGTGAAGTTACATCTATTGAAACTACTCTTGGAACTTTTCCGTTAACTAGCTCTGGGTGGGGGACAACTGGGTTTGATACTACTACTACTACCTGGTCAACCGTTAAAGACCGCATTAATAATATTGAAATCGGTATTGCGAATACCCGTGCTCAAGTAGCAGCTATTGCTGCAGAAACTCTTGCTGGAACTACTCTTAAATCAACAATTACTGGCTCATCTTTAACTTCTTTTGGTACTGCACCAGTATTGAACGATGCAAAAATCTACATCGGTATTAACGCACGAACAGCATCGTATACAGCAGTTCTTTCAGATGCAGACAAGCTAGTAACTATGACAGTTGCAACTGCAAATATTTTTTCAATCCCAACAAATGCTTCGGTTGCTTATCCAATTGGCACAAAATTAAATGTAGCTCAATTTGGAGCTGGAACAACAACCATCTCTGCTGTGACACCTGGTACAACAACTATTGTTTCTGCAGGAGCAACCGTTGCAGCTCCATATACCCGTGTTCAGTATTCTGCAGCAACCTGCATAAAGACAGAGACTGACACATGGTTTGTACTAGGCGACATCCGATAAGGATTATAAATGGCTAATTATGGTAACGCGGTATATGGAATATCTAAGTACGGTATCAACCCACTACTTGCGTACTCTGTTGAACCTATGTCGTTGCTTGTTACTGACTTTTATGAGGCATACCTGTACTGGCAAACTCCAACAGGAACTTACAGTCGTGTTCGCATAGTCCGTAATCAAAATTCTTACCCAGAAACTGCAGAAGACGGAACTGTAGTCTATGAATCAGCAACAGACTCATTTACAAAAACTTCATTTAACGATGGAGGTGGGGTAGAAGACTTACCAAACACTCCACCTTTAGTGCCAGGTAAACCACTTTATTACAGAATCTTTTTGTTTACATCTGCTCAATCTTGGGTGATTGCAGGTTCTATTTCTGCGGTAGTTCCTACAAACCACAGCACATCAGAAAAACTTTTGAGCTATTTACCAAGAGTTTACACAAGCAAAGAACAAAGCCCTTTATCACCAGTAGACCCAAACTCCGCTTTATCAATTTTTATAGATGCTTTTGCTTTTGACTTAGAAGAAACAATAACTTATTTAGATTTGTTATTGCCAGACCACACTCGCATTTCAACTGTGGCTTCAATGCTTCCTTTGGAAAATGCAAACTACGGGCTTTTACCAGAACTTGGATTGCCAGTTAAAAATCAAAAACAACTTATACGTGAAGCTATCTATATGTACACCCATAAAGGAACAGAAAATGGGTTAAGCACCTATGTTGAAGCACTTACAGGTTATGCACCAACTATAACCGTATCCAATAACCTTATGCTAACCGCACAAGACTCAACCTTCTACCAATCAACAGGTAATTGGATAAGCACAAACACCTCAGAATTTGTTTCATCTACAGGACAAACACCGCCTACAAACTCAAACAATATTGATTTAACCTACACCTGTAAAATTGTTGCAACAGGAGCTGGTTCAATGATTCTAGGGTTAGACGACCCAGTTAGAAAAGGTGTGCCTGTAAACCCAGCTACTTACTACACGCTTTCTGCTCAGGTAAAGTCTCCAGCAAGTGCTGGAACAATAACTCCAACCATCACTTACCACGATGGCAAAGGCGTACAAATTGGTAGCGCATCATCTGGCTCAGCAACTTCAGCTACAAATACCTGGGCACAAGCATCTATTAGCGCAAGAACAACAAAGAACGTGTCAGTTGCTGTGTCTACAGCTACTGGTGCTTCAGGAACTATTACGTACACAACTTCTTCGGCTCATAATTTGGTTGCAGGAGAAACAGTGACCATCTCAGGTTTTTTAAGCCCAGATACAGCGTTCAACCTTACTGGAGCAACCATTGCTGCAACACCGACAACAACCACTTTTACTGTAACAAGCGGAGCAGCTACTGGTACTACAACTACTACAGGTTTAGTTGAAAACGGTAAAACAGATGCTGTGTATGCCTCTGTTAAACTTGCTTGGTCTGCGGCTGGAACGTACTATGTAGATATGGTTTGCGTCCAAAGTGGACAAACAGTTTCCTATGACGAGGCACGTGCAGTAGATATCTTTTTAAATCCTGATAAAACAAACTTTATTAAAAACCCAACCTTTGAAACAAACGTAACAAACAGTTGGACAAAAGTAGGCACTAACCTCACTGTTACACAAGACGTGAGTTACCCAGAAGAGTCTTACTCAGGTACACACAGCGCAAAGTTAGTAAACACAAGCGGTGCTTGGTCATACACCTCTAACTCATTCCCAGTTGAAGAGGGTCAGTACTATGCATTGTCTTTCTATAAAAAAGCAACTGCAGATTTCACCGTAACATTTGTAGGAAGAGACTCCCTAGGAACAGTTGTCTCTACTGACGCTCCTACCCCTTACACTGTCACCTCATCTGCTTCTTGGTTACAAGACGAATACATAGATACAGTACGTAGTTCGGCTGCAACTCCTGGAACTGCTCTTGTAGGTATTGGTTCTGGAATAGCAACTCTTGAAGTTGTGTTCTCAGGTACTGGAGCAAACACAATCTATTTGGACTCTATACAAGCAGAGAAAGCCCCTAAGTCAACAGACTACTTTGATGGAAGTCTTTCAGCAATTAGCGGTAATCCATTTGGTGCGGTGTGGCAAGGTACAGTTGGTAACTCATACTCTTCAGTGTACAATAGCAAACCACTAAAGGTGCCACGCTTAGGTTACACCTTAAAGGACTGGATGCCTCAAAACTCATTCTGGCGTATTAGAAGTTACGAAAAATCCTATCCACCAGAGTACACAAACCTCACGGCGGTGTAGTATGCGCCCATGGTTAACCTACTTATATCAATAATCCTTTCAAGTCTTGCAGTAACTTTTGCTATAGAGCTTGTCTCTATTGGTTTAAAGATGTTTCTTGGTAAGGAAAAGATTTACTCCATCCTGTCATTGCCGTTAAGCTTTGGCGCATTAACATGCTTCTATGAAATCAATTTAAAGTTTGTAGTTGCTGTACCAGCAATATCTTTTATTGTGCTAATCATAAACAAATACATCAATAAACCATTGGTTTTAACTACTCCACGACGACTACCACCTATTTAGGAGCACAATGAAAATCGCTGTTTTTTCAGAAGATGATTTGGATGTATCACATGGAATTGACGAACTGCTCACGAAATATTCTGAACAATCGCCCGAAGTACTTTTTCCAGTAAAGACAGACTACGATGACTTCTCTCAAAGCATTATACGAAAGTGCTTAGAGAACAAAGTTAAAGTAACTGCTTTCCTAAGTGACGCTACAGATGTAGGGCACATCATCAAACAGGTTGATGCATTTGTGGTCTGTGAAGACCCAGTCAATGACTTGCTAAGACAACTGTCTCCTGGAGATGCCATTGGAATTGTTTGGACAGACAGCCTTACTGACCATCTAATCATCCACACCGTTGAAGACTTGGCATTAGATATTTGGGATGTAACTGACGGAATGGACCCGATTGAATTGGATGAGAATCCCTTTTTAGGTATGGACCCAGACGAACTACATGATGGGATGCACAAGGCTCTTGGAGTCTTTGTGGATATGATGAGCGCCTTCATAGCCACCACGGTCATGGAGTCGTTAGGTCAAGCCGTTGTGCAGCACCTCAACGAGCAATTGGACAAAAAGGACATATCGCCATTTGAAGATGAGGAGTAGGCTAAGCCTGTGTACATCCCGCTAGAGGCTTATTCAGCCAAGATAACTGATTTTCAGTTCCGTCTCTTTGCCATACTGTGCCGTTTTGCGGGCCCTGGCGGGCTCGTAGAGACCACAGTAGCCCAGCTCTGTGTAGAGACTGGCAAATCAAGCGACAAGACGGTCCGTAGCGCCCTCAAGGGGCTAGAGGGTGTTGGGCTAATAGCCACACAGACCAGTAAGCGGGCAAACGGTTACCAAGGAAAGAAAAAGATATTGGTAAAAAATTACCAACATGTGGATGAGAAGTTGGTAAAAAATTACCGCACCTCACATGACTACGTGACTAATAGCCACCCTAGCTATATAGCTACTAGACCATTAGTACCTAATAGCCATAGTAGTAAAGCTAGTTATAAATTAAAAGAATCTGAAACCGAAGGTTTCACTAAAGAAATAAAGGTTCCTATGAGAAACTACGCCGATGATTCGGAAGATTTGGTTGGCTTTGGGCTTATTGAACCCAAGGATGCGCCACAGCCTAAAGTCCGTAAGTCAGACCCAAAGACCCGTGGAAAGCGACCAGAGCACGAGTGGACAGCGATGGACGTTGCTGCAGAGTTTAGTTACCAAGTGGGCCGTAAATACCCGCTACTTCCAGGAACTGTATCCGTCAAATCGCTATCAGGCGCACTCCGAAAGTTCCGCTCACAGTACGGAACAACCCCGCTCATAGAGCTTGAATTGCTTCGGCTGTTCCTGCAGGATGAGCGTAACTTCAAAGACATTGGGGACGAGGCTCCTCACCTTTACAAGAAGTACCTAGCCTCCTTCGGCACGAAGATGAACCAAGCAAGAGAAAACCTAGGACTTAACAAAGTTACTGCTAAGATTGAGACGGCTCCAGCATCTGGTACTCTCATCTCCAGTGACGGTCGTGTGTTCCAGAACTCTTTGAGTGGACGTGCACAACTAGAGCGACATGAAAAACGATTGAAAGGCAAGGAGAACTAAACGTGGCAAAGAAAATTACAAAGAAGTTCACAGCAACACTTACACTAAACACTGAACAAGGTGGCGCATGGTTGGCTAATGTCAGCCTTCTTACTCCAATGATTGATGATGACAATCTAAACTCAATGCAACCAGCAGAGGCTGTAAGTGCAGAAGCAGCTTGGAAAAATGCATCAGCAGGTAAGCGTTGGATTAAATCACAGGTGCTAGCAATGACACCTCGCAAAAGCGTAAAGTTAGAAACAACTAGAGTTGATAAAACAACTGACAAGCCAACAGCTTTCGTTGGAGTACTGGAGTTTAAAGCATAATGAACATACTAAGTTTTACATTTAAAGACACACCTGATTTAATGAAAGACGAAGACTTCTTGGAATACCTTGAAGAACACTCAGTCCCAGAAGAAGAAACACAGATTGCTTTTGCTGCTTGGCTTAAGGAAAACGAAGACAAGTAATTGGAAGAAGACCAACTAGAGCAAGCCCTAATGCATTTATTTGAGTTAGGGCTTGTTTCTGTTGACTACGATGAAGATTTAAATCCTCGGTTTGGTATAACGGATGAGGGCCGAATAAAGTTAGACAAAGAATTAGGGGGTAACACAGATGTATGACATCAATACTTTGTCTCCATTGAAAAAGCACTGGCTACTACGTACTTCAAACATACCGCGTAGGTTTATTGGTTTAGAACCAAGTGACATTACTGAGAAAGTAGGGTCATTTCCAGGAGAGGTTTTTTCCTGGGTTGAGGACGTTACTTCAGGTCAGGTTATTAAGAGCATTGGAAACATCGGCGTAAACGGCGTAGGGCTTGTGTTTGATGGCGGTCCTGGTCTTGGTAAGACAACACACGCTGTTGTTGCGGCTATGGAAATTGTCCGTAACTTGCCAGACGACGATGCTTTAGCAAGCAAACTGCTAGGGCTAAATGCAACTGAGTACGGGTTAAAGTTTCGTCCTGTGTACTACATGACCTATCCAGAGTTTTTATCTCGTAAGAAATCAACCTTTGACATGGACGGTGAAGATAAGCGAGAGATGAGTTATGAGTTAGATGGGTTTCATGGTCGTTGCCGTTTTGACTGGCTAAACGTCAGAGTATTAATCCTTGATGATTTAGGTAAAGAATACGGCTCTAAGTATGACGACACATCTTTTGATGAGATTCTAAGACTGCGCTATGACAAGGGATTGCCTACAATTGTTACTACCAATGTTCGTTTAGAAAATTGGGAATCACAATACAGCGAAGCAATGGCGAGTTTTGCTAACGAAGCGTTTATAAGAGTGCCTATACTAGGTTCAGACCTAAGAGGTGCCCAATGAAAGGACCAAGCATGAGTGCAGAGTGGATGACTGTTCAGCAGTTTATCTCTGCTCAAGGCGTTGGTGTATTTGAGGTTGAGTTAGAAACTAAGTCTAAGCAGACCCGTTGCAACTGCCCAGTGTGGGTAAAGAAGCAGAACTGCAAACACACCTCTTTTGTAAACAACAAGATTAAAAACACAGGTCACTACTCAATCAACGTACCTAACTCAGTTCCAGAAGAGTGGGCATACGAGGCTAGTGAAGACCCTAAGAAGTTCCGTGAGTTTGTAGTAAACTACGCAACGATAGAAGTTATATGAAAAACGGAGACATTTCCAACGTCTCCTCTCCGCAAGTTGTGTGTGTGACAGACGTCACACTGAAACTAAAAGAAGAAGTCTCTAAACGTCTTTTGGTAAAGAAGACTTCTTTTGCAATCGGAGAGATTGACTTACTTGCAGCTAACAAGCTGTGGCACCTGTCTAACAACTACGCATTTTCTTTAGAGCTAGCTGGCTTTGAAAGCGAAGGCTGGACAGAAGAACTACTTGATAAAGCCTTTGAAAAACTTGAGCGCAGGGTTGTCAACCCATTCAACTACTGGCAACTCTACGAGGACCCACATGAGCTGGTAGGAGCTCTGCCATACCGTGCTAATCTTAAGGCTGTAATAGATGTTCCAGGCCGAGTCGCTATGTATGGCTCTGCAGGGGTACAGTTAGATAATATCTAGTCCTTGAGGGAGGGCGCTATGTTCAGTATTGCAAACACTAATTGTCCGATGTGTCGTTCAAATGACATTGCACGTCTTTGGGTAAACGGTAACTCTTTTTTACAGTGTCAAACATGTGGGGAGCGGTGGAAGTAATTGGCAGCAGATAACGAACACAGACTAGTTAGCAAGGTAATCAAGGAACGTGAGATTACCCCTGTACTTCAACGCGGTATAACAGATGTCTGGTTCTTAGACGACGACAACAAGAAAGTTTGGGCGTTTGTACGTAAGCACTACAGCGAGTACAGCGAAGTGCCTACGGCAACAACTGTTCTTGACCATTACCCAAACTACAAAGTTCTTAATGTTGAAGACAGCATGGATTACTTGCTGGACACGATGGTGGATTTTCGCCGTCGTATGCTCACACGACAGGGTTTAGAGAGTGCGGTTGAGCAGTTACAGGACAACAATCACAACGCTGCAATACTTGCTATGGAACAAACTGTTTCTAAAGTTAATGAGCAAGGCGTTTTAGGAACACATGAGATTGATTTAACTAAGAATACAGAAGAACGTTACAAGGAGTACCAAGCAATTCAGAACCAAGAGTTCTTAGGTATACCGACAGGGTTTAAAGATATTGATGAAGCAACTGCAGGATTACAGGGCGGTCAGTTAGTTACAATCATTGCTCCACCTAAGACAGGTAAGTCTCAGGTTGCATTGCAGGTTGCTATTAACATTCACAAACTAGGTAAGACTCCTATGTTTCAATCTTTTGAAATGAACAATCATGAGCAACAACAGCGTCACGACGCAATGCGCTCACATATTGACCACGGACGATTACGACGTGGAAAGCTTTTACCGAAAGAAGAAGCCCGTTATATTGACATGCTTAACACTATGGAGACAGAGCACCCATTCCATCTAGTAGATGCAGTAAACGGTATTACGGTCTCGTCTTTGTCAGCAAAGATTGAGCAGTTAAAGCCAGACATTGTTTTTGTAGACGGTGTGTATTTGATGCTTGATGATTTAACTGGTGAGATGAATACGCCTCAAGCAATTACTAACATCACTCGTGCTCTAAAGCGCTTAGCGCAGAAGATTGATAAGCCAATTGTTATTACTACTCAGACTTTGCTTTGGAAGATGCGTGCTGGAAAAGTTACTGCAGACTCTATTGGGTACTCATCTTCCTTCTTCCAAGACTCAGATGTTATTTTGGGTCTAGAACCTGTAGAAGAAGATGATTCCATTCGTTTATTAAAAGTTGTTGCTTCCCGTAACTGCCCACCTAAAGAGACATCCCTTACCTGGAAATGGGAGACAGGTTGCTTCCACGATGAGTCAGCGATGATGAGCTGTGAGTTCTGCTCTAACTGGGATAACAATGGTTGATGTAGAAAAAGTTTTACTTTCATTAGATATACCCCTTGTTTCTCAGAGAGGTGAAGAGGTACAAGGGCTATGTCCAATGCACAAAGCTCGCACTGGAAAAGAAGACCACAATCCGTCGTGGTGGATTAACTCCGTAACTGGAGCACACATCTGCTTCTCCTGTGGTTACAAAGGCAACGTGTATACGTTGGTTGCAGACATCAAGGGCATTGATTATTTTGATGCAAAAGATTATGTAACTTCTAGTGCAGAGCTTGATGTTGATGTACTGTTAAAGCGTATCCGTGAATTGCCACAGTATGTCACCATTGAAGAACCAATAGCGATGTCAGAGGCTCGTCTTGCTGTCTATACAGAGCCACCAGAGAAAGAACTACGAAAGAGGTTCATCAGTGCAGAAGCAGCAAAGCATCACGGAGTCCTATGGGATGTTAATAACGAAGCCTGGATTGTCCCAATCCGTGACCCTAACGATTACTCTCTATGGGGATGGCAAGAAAAAGGTGCACGTGGTCGTTTCTTCCGTAACCAGCCGCAAGGTGTTAAGAAATCTAGAACCGTCTTTGGTGTAGAGGTAATGAGCACGGAGACTCTTGTTGTCGTTGAGTCCCCACTAGATGTGGCACGCCTTGCTTCAGCAGGGGTTGAAGGTGCAATCTCAACTTACGGCGCCATCATAAGCGAAGAACAAGCGAAGATTATGCGTAGAGCCAACAAAGTAATTGCAGCATTTGATAAGGACGATGCTGGAATACATGCCAATGAACTTATGCGTGGTTTTGCTCGCAAATATGGTATTGAATTGGCCTACTTCAACTACACAGGAATTGATGTTAAGGACCCAGGAGACATGACAGAGCAAGAGATTCGTCAAGGCATTGATACTGCTCGTGACATGATTTATGGAAAAGCAGCTTACGTATGGCATTAGATGCACGAGGAGTTCCAACACATGCTTGTCCTTTGTGTGGTCATTTAATATTTAATATTAAAGCGATGTTTGAAGATTACGACATTTCTCTATGGTTTGTTGATGGAGAGTGTGACGACTGCGGAACTTTACTGACAGTTCCCTGCCCAGTGGATGACCCAGATGTTCAAAGGTGAGTTAAAACCGTATCAAGTAGACGACGTTACCAAAATGGCTTCTCGTCAAAAAATGCTTGTTGCTTATGAGATGGGTTTAGGAAAAACCTGTATGACTATTGCAGCGTTAGAAAAACTAAAAGAAGACGGAGAGTTAACGAAGCCAACACTCGTCATTGCTCTGTCTAGCTTGAAGTACCAATGGCAAAAAGAAATTAACAAGTTTTCAGATGATTACTCTTCCGTAATTGATGGCTCTAAAGGAACCCGTTACATCCGTTGGGAACGAGATATGACGTGGGAAGACCACACTGGTTACATTATTGCTAACTACGAAACTATCGTTGCTGATTGGGACATTATTAAAGACTATGAGTGGGGTGCAGTAGTTTGCGACGAAGCAACTGCCATTAAAAGTTTTCGTTCTCAACGTTCAAAAAAAGTTAAAGAACTTGCACGTAAGGTACCTATTCGTTTTGCTTTAACAGGTACGCCAATTGAGAACGGGCGCCCAGAAGAGTTATACAGCATTATGCAGTTTGTTGATTCAACCGTTCTTGGACGCTTTGATTTGTTTGACCAGACCTTTATAGTGCGTAACCATTTTGGTGGAGTACAGCGCTACCGAAACCTACCCATCTTCCATGAGAAAATGAAACAGGTTGCCGTACGAAAGACTCAGAAAGACCCAGATGTGTCCCCATACTTGCCTGAGACAATCCACTTAGAACCGTACCTAATACCACTAGACAAAGCTGGCGCAGAACTTTATGCCAAGATTTCTTCAGACTTGATACAAGAGCTTATGGATGCACAAGAGCTGCTAGGGGGTTCCTTTTCTTTAGACGCCCACTATGGACAAGGCCACAAAGCAGGAGGACCAGCTGATAAGATACGTGGTTCCATAATGTCTAAGATAACTTCTTTAAGGATGTTATGTGATTCCCCACAGCTTTTAGTTGAAAGTTCAACTAAGTTTCATAATGGATGGCAGGAGATTGATGGTGAAAAAGTCAACCTTGAAGGTTCTAAAGGCGGCAGTGTTTACGTGGCTGGTCTTGAAGCTTCTGGAGCTCTTGCAAAGGCGACGAAATCTCCGAAGCTAGACGCTGTAATAAACTATGTAGTAGAACACATAGAAGCAAACGAAGACCATAAGGTTGTTATCTTTACTTGCTACTTAGGTATGCTTCCCCTTATCCAAGAAGCACTTACGGCAAAGAAGATAGTTAGCACTCTCTACTCAGGACTGCTAAACGCAAAAGAAAAAGAAGAATCTAAAACTTCTTTTCAAACCTCTAAAGAAGTTAGGGTACTTGTATCGTCTGATGCAGGCGGCTACGGAGTAGACCTACCTCAAGCAAACTTACTGGTTAACTTTGACTTACCCTGGTCTTCTGGCACAGCCGTTCAACGTAACTCTAGAATTCGTCGTGCTTCTAGTGAGTGGTCCCATGTTGTCATACAAGACTTCCTCGTGTTAAACTCTATTGAAGAACGACAACACCAAATGTTAATGCAAAAAAACGCTGTAGCAGACGCTGTTATGGATGGAACTGGCATTAATGTAAAAGGCGGTGTAGACTTAACAGTAGGAAGTCTTTTGAATTTCTTAAAGGGGGAATAATGGCAAGAGTAAAAAATGAAGAACCACGTTTTTCTGACGAGAACGATTTAATTTCTCGCACTAAAAAGTATGCTTTTTTAAAAGCACAATTAGATTATTTAGAAAAAGAACAGAAAGCACTTCGTGCATTGTTGTTTGAGAACCTTGATGAAATTGGCGAAGAAGATGACAAAGGTAATGTTGTTATTGAACTTCCAGAAGAAGTAGAAGGTTACTCCTCAGTAGTTAAACAACGCCGTGTATCTCGCAAAATTGATGAGGCACTAGCAGAAGAGATTATTATTAAACATGGACTTGAAGATGTTCTGTATAAAACAATCCGTGTTGTAGATGAAGACGCTCTTATGGCTGCTCTCTACGAAGATGTGCTTACTGAAGAAGAAGTAGATGACATGTATCCACAATCAATTACTTGGGCATTGGTGCTGAAGAAGTAACATGGCTGGACTAAGAGGGCAGGACGAAATTGAAAAGGCATTTGCCGATTTAGAGTACATCCCTGGCTCCAAGAAGAAACGCCGTGAGGCGGACCCAAAGGTTTCTCGTCGTAAGGCGGGAGAAACAAATGGCTGGGATGCAAACCCAATCATTAAACGATTAGGCGGAGAAGATACAGAGGTCTTTACAATCGGTGCATTAGCACTAGCGTTGGAAAAGCAAATTGTGACTATTCGTCTATGGGAACGCAAAGGTTACATCCCCAGAGCGCCATACAGACTTCGTGCCAAAACACTTGGCGGTAAGAAAACTGGTGGCAATCGGGTGTATACTAGAGCGCTGATTGAAGCCACTGTTGACGAGTTCGCCAAGAGAGGCTTGATAGGCACTGCTCGTGTAGAGTGGGGCCAGCACGAAGACCTTACAGAGGCACTAATTAGCCGCTGGAAGGACATCACATCCACCGAGAGCCGTTAGGCCTCATTACCAAAGGAACCAAATGCCGATTGCAAAACCGTCAGTTGATGCTGACACATACCTCGCTGAAGACAGCGAAACAATCCAGCCAAAGGTTGGAACAACCGTACAAGAAGGTTGGGATGCAGTAGATGCTCTGTTAAAGACAGACAACTCAGAGTTCCCAACTGATTTCCGTTTCTCAGATGAGCCACAGCTCATCAAGTTCCTCCAAGACCGTCCATTCGCTACTTACGAGCAGCACTGGATTGAACGTCCAAAGGGCAAGAAGTCCTTTGTTTGTATCGGAGACACATGCCCACTTTGCGACATCCTTGGGGATAAGCCTCGTGGCAAATTTGCTTTTAACATTCTCGTTATTGTTGGCGAGACTACAGGTGTGCAGGTTTTAACTGCTCCACCATCATTGGCTCGTCAGATTAAGAAAGCTCATGACGATGAGCGTAAGGGACCACTTGACCGTGAGTTCTGGGAAATTTCTCGCATGGGAACAGGCCCAACGACACAGTACACCCTCAACTATGTACGTGGTCGTGACCTTGCCGAGGAGTGGAAGTTAGACCTTGAAAACGTTAACGAACAGATTGCATCTGCTGAATTATTTACAGCAGACGAAGTAGTCCGAGAGACCCCTCGCTCTGAACTTCTTGAAATCGCACGTTCAATAGCGTAAAACTTCCACAGTAGTAGGGGCCTGTCTTCCGTTTCCAGGCCCCTACTACACACTAATTTGAGGGGTATTAAATGAACATAATTACAACTAAGAAACAGCTTGAAGAACTTGTTGAGTTTTACTCCAAGGTAGATGGTTTTGCATTTGACGTGGAAACAGTTGGAGAAAATAGAATCCAACCTGTTGTAAATGATGTGTTGTGGCTGTCATTAGCTACTGAAGGTCGTACTGATGTAATCCCTATGGGGCACCCAAATGGTGACTTCTTACACTGGGATAAAGAGTTGCTTCTAAGTGGTCAAAAGAAAGTTGCTGCAGGTAAAGAGCTAAAAGAAACAGACTACTCAAAGAACCAAGCTAAGTGGACTCCAGTATTTGATGCGCCACCAGAGCAGTTGTTACCTGGAGATGTGTTTAAAGCCTTAAAACCTTTGTTCTTTAGTGACCAGTTAAAGGTTGGTCATAACATAAAGTTTGACCTTAAATCAATTGCTAAGTATTACCGAGGCGTAGTACCTAAAAAACCTTTCTTTGACACTTTGATGGCTGCATTTGTTATTGATAATCGTAATCGTGGAAAGCTTGGATTAAAAGATTGCTCTGAAAAGTATTTAAAGATTAAAGTTGAAAAAGGTATTGGAGCAATGGTTGAGGTCCATTCTTTTTCAGAGGTAGCACACTATTCAGGGTTTGACTCCGAGGTTACTTGGAAGTTGTATAAAGAGTTAGCCCCTAAATTAACGGGAAGTCTTGCCCGTGTATGGGGACTAGAGATGGATATTGTTGGCGCTTTATGTGATATGGAGTTAGCTGGAGCAACTGTTGACGTTGAAGAGTTAACTAATTTAAAAAAACGCCTTGAAATAGATATTGATGCCGCAGTTGCTCGTGCGTATAGGCTTGCAGGAAAACCATTCCCAATGAACTCGGTGCAAGAAAAACAAAAGATATTGTTCTCACCTAAAGAAGAAGGTGGTCGTGGCATTACTCCTAACATTAAGATTAAGATTGCTCTGACTACTAAAGGGCAAGATATGTTAGCTGCAAGATTGCCGTTAACTATTAATCAGTATTCTGTTTCATCAGAGGCACTAGAGTTTTATCGCGCTAAAGATGAGTTGGTTGATGCAATTCTTGAGTATCAAGATTTAAATAAGCTTATGACTACATATGTAATGCCGTACTTAGGTGGAGACATTGTTCGTACTAACGCAGGTAAGTCACGTATTCTTGAAAAGAAATCGCTTTTAATTAACGGCAAAGTACACACAAGCTTTAAGTCACACGGAGCAGAGACAGGACGTTTCTCCAGCAGTGACCCAAATCTACAGAATATTCCAAGCAGTGGTCAGTATGGAAAGCTTATTCGTAATCTCTTTGTAGCACCTCCAGGCTATAAGTTAGTAGTTGCTGATTACTCTCAGATTGAACCTCGTATTGTTGCTTCATTCTCTAACGACCCAATTATGATGGACAACTATTTAAATGGTAAAGACATTTACACAACTATTGGTGACACAGTTGGACTTGACCGTAAAGCAGGTAAAGTATTGGTGTTAGCTATGACCTACGGTGTAGGCCCTGACAAAATTGCTTCGTCTCTTGGGCTAACTGTGGACGCAGCAAGAAAACTTCTTAATGATTTCACTGAAAGATTTAACGACATTGCTAAGTACAAAGCAAAGGTAACACGATTAGCTAGTCAACAATCTCCAACCCCTTTCGTAGAGACTGTTTTTGGTCGCCGTCGTTACATCCCTGACCTAAAGTCCACAGACAAAGGGCTCCGTAGCAGAGCAGACCGACAAGCATTTAACACTGTTATTCAAGGTTCTGCAGCAGATTTGATGAAACTTGCCATTGTTAGAGCACATTCTTGTTTTATAGACGAACCAGATGTTAATGTGGTGTTGACGGTGCACGACGAACTCGTTACAGTTGCACGTGAAGATTTAGCAGAAGAGACAGCCGAAGCCATTCGGTTATCTATGGAAGGAATTAACTTGCAAGAAATTACAGTTCCTTTAATTGCTGAAGTAAAGATTGTAGACAAGTGGGGAGAAGCAAAATGAGTAGTGCCGACTGGTGGGCTAAACAACTGGGAGCGCAACCTGCACAGCCTGTTGCTCGCCCTGCAGATGTACCAATGCCACCATCACAACAGCCGATGGCTCCAATGCCACAACCCGCATACACTCAACCGCTTTCTAAAGCACAAAGCGCAAGTCAAACTCAATCTTGTCCTGAGTGCGGTGGCAACAACTACATGGCAGTACAGAACGCTGCAGCCAGATGTTACGACTGTGGATATCCAATAACACAAGCAGGCAGTCGTTACGGCTCATTGACTGGAGCCAAAGTAGAAGGCAGTGCAAAATCTGCGCAAGGTAATGATGTTCAAAGTAACTGGAATCCACAGGGAATTATTGGGAGAGTAAATTGATAAATGCTGAAGCACGCAAACTTATTGCACAACTTAACAAAAAGTTTAAAGGTGACGTTGTTGTTATGGCGTCGGATATTCGTAGTGATATCATCCCTCGTATTACTAGTGGCTCTACTACCCTTGATTTTGTACTGGGCGGTGGTTTCCCTGGGAATCAATGGAACGAACTTATTGGGGAACCGTCGCACGGCAAGACAGCTCTCGCTCTTAAAACTATTGCAGCGAATCAAGCACTGAACCCTGACTACACAACTGTTTGGGTAGCTGCTGAGCAATGGGTGCCAGAGTATGCAGTAATGTGTGGCGTAGACACGTCTCGCGTTATTGTTATTGAAACCTCTATTATGGAGGAGGCATACCAAGCAGTCATTGAGTTTGCTGAGTCCAAGTCTGTAGACGCAATTGTTATTGATTCACTGCCAGCACTGTCTCCAATGCCAGAGATGGAAAAAGATATGAGTGAGGCAACCGTTGGTCGTGGAGCACTTCTTACAAACAAGTTTTTTCGTGTAGTTGGTACAGCAATGAAACGTTCTCTAACTGAAGATGAGCGTCCTGTTCTTGGGTTGATTATCAACCAGTACCGAATGAAAATCGGCGTAATGCATGGTGACCCCCGCACAACTCCTGGAGGAGAAGGAAAGAACTATGCGTTCTTTACTCGTTGCGAAGTACGTCGTAAGGAATGGATTGAAATTGGTTCAGGAACAAACAAAGTACGAGTAGGGCAACAAATTGTTGTTCGTACATTAAAGAACAAGACTGCACCACCACAGCGTGTTGCATACTTTGATTTCTACTTTGCGCCAGGTGGCGCCTGTGAACCTGGGGAGTTTGATTTCGCTAAAGAAATTGCCTCTCTCGGTGTAATCATGGGAGTTATTGAACGCAAAGGTGGTTGGTTTTATCACGGTGAGCGTAAGTGGCAGGGTATTGAGTCTGTCATTGCAAGCATCCGTGAAGAAGTTGACCTTAAAGAAGCTATACAAGCAGCGGTACTTTCATCAGATGCAGCACCATTGGCAATTGATGAAGACTGAAGGGCAAAAACAATCTCAGAAGCACGAGAAGAGACTTGCTAAGAAAATTGGCGGTAAAACTATGGCTGCATCTGGAGCGTTTTGGTCTCATAAGGGAGATGTTCGGTCAAGCGACCTCTTGATTGAACATAAGTTTACAGGGAAGAAATCTTTTTCTGTAAAGTCAGAGGTGTTGAAAAAAATAACGACAGAGGCCATCCTTGATGGACGTATACCAGTATTGGGCGTTCATCTAGATGGGGAGAATTACGTAATTCTTCTTGAAGACGACTTTCTAGAGATGAGGGACCGTCTAAAGGATGCTTAATACATGTATGAAAATGAATCGCCGTGGTGGTCTAAAGCACGTTGCTTTGGAGCCGCTCCTAAAAGCCAAGAGGAAGAAGACATTTTCTATCCTCCAAGAGATAAGGACCGATATAAATTAATTGCCGATAAAGCTAAGGTGTATTGCCTTGGTGAAAATGGTAAAAGTCCATGCCCTGTACTAAAAGGTTGTTTGTGGGATGCAGTCACTCGTGACGAACCACACGGAATCTGGGGAGGATTGAGCCACAGAGAAAGAAATGCTTTAATACGTAAGTGGAAAAAATCATTCGCTAAGAAGATGACTCTTAAGGAGTTTATTTTCAGTAAGGACTAACATGGCTACAGAACTAAAGAAGTTCTTAGATGCAAAGAAGACGACAACACGCTTATTGGGTGATGTTGAACGGCACCTTATGCGCCGTCCGTTAGACGACCGTCGCCAAGATGTACTCCACCCGTCAGAAATAATCAAACCTGATTGGTGTCACCGTTATGCTTATCATTTACTAACGGGTGGAGAAGCGAATAGAAACAAACCAAATCTTAGATTGCAAAACATCTTTGATGAAGGCCATTACATCCACGCTAAGTGGCAGTCTCGTTTCCAGGAAATGAATGTTCTTTATGGGAAGTTTGAGTGCTTAGCTTGTCAAGTAATGACCATAGGTATCTCTCCAGCTTGCAAAGACTGTGGTCGTAAAGACGTTATGGAGTACCGAGAAGTTACTCTTGTAGATGACAACTTACGCATCGCAGGGCACACAGATGGTTGGATTAAAGACATCGGAGATGATTGCTTAATTGAAATCAAGTCTATTGGCGCAGGAACCCTACGCTTTGAAGCCCCCGACATTCTTGCAGATGCTGGCGGAGACATTGCCAAAGCATTCAACAACATTCGTCGTCCATTCCGCAGCCATTTACTGCAGGGTCAGATGTATTTAGAATTAGCACACCGTATGTACGGTGAAGAAGCGCCAAAAGAAATTGTTTTTTTATACGAGAACAAGGCAGACCAAGCAACTAAAGAATTTACAGTTAAAGCAGACTACGAAATGGTTGAGCGTATTTTCTTTAGTGCACAGAAATTAATGAAAGCCGTAAATGAAAAGAAAATGCCTGAGTGCAATGTCAACCCAGATGGTTGCAAGTCTTGTAATTCAGTAGTTGATTTGGAGGGTTGGGGTGCTTAATTTAGGACCAATGTCAGGCTTGGCAGTAAAGCGTATGGCAGAACAAAACATTAGTATGTGGCCTGACCAATCAGAACAACCAAAAATGCCAAGAGACATTTCCATATTAGATAGCGATGAGTTGAGTGCTTTATTTACTCAATTAACAGCTTGGTCTAACTTTGTTGCAGGTCAGTTAGCTGCAGCTCAAGTTGATGAGCATGTACTGAATAAAAAGAAAGACTCTTTAGAAGCTCAATTGTTTTTAGCTAAAGATAATTCAAAAGTTAAAGGCGAGAGAGTAACCCTCATCAAAGCTCAGGTTGCTGCTGACCCAAAAATTATGGATTTAGAAGACCAGCTTACTCACGCCTATGCGTACCGAAAAATGGTAGAGGTTGTAGCAAACAACTTTGAGAGAGATGTGGCGTTAGTTTCTCGTGAGATTACTCGTCGCACCAATGACTTTCGTGCAACACGAAAAGATAAGTTCTCAGCATGATTATCGGCCTAACAGGTTATGCACAATCAGGTAAAGACAGCGTTGCACAAACACTTGTGGAGAAGTATGGGTACACTCGTGTTGCATTTGCAGACAAGATTAGAGAGTTGTTAATTGAAACAAACCCATTAATTAGAGACGGGTTTAGAGTTGAAAGCGTAGTTAGTGCGTACGGTTGGGACCAAGCAAAGGTGCTGTTTCCTGAAATACGCTATTTACTTCAAAGCTTAGGGGTAGGCGCACGAACTATTTTTGGTGAAAACTTTTGGGTACAGCAAGCTTTGCGTCAGGTTCATTTTGAAGGTAACTATGTTATTACTGATGTTCGTTTTACAAATGAAGCGGATGCAATTAAGAAGTATGATGACGCTCAAATATGGCGTATAAAACGACCAGGAGTACAAGCTGTTAACGCTCATATTTCTGAGTCGGAATTAGATGGGTATAAAGTAGATAAGATTTTAAGCAACGGAGGCACGCTTGAGGAACTAGAGTTACTAGTCCACACAAGAATGGACTCCTACGCTCATGACAACTAAAGTAATAGACGGCGGACTAAACACTGCAGGCAATGTAACGGTTGGTATTGACCAGTCTCTTACAGGGTTTGCGTTAACTGCACTTTCTCTAGACGACCCAAAGAAACACCTTACTTGGGTATACAAGTCTCCTTATTTTGGGATTGAACGCCTTGTAGATATTCGTCAATGGTTAACAGACCACTTAATGTATCTAGAAGAACATGATTTAGAAGTTGTAGACATAGCAATGGAAGGAACTGTACTTGCAAGCCAAGCAGCCTTAGTTCTTGGAGAACTTTCAGCAACCGTACGATTAGCTATCTACGACATGTATGTGGAAGATGACCCACGTAGATTTCCTTTAAAAGTTCCTCCAATGACCCTTAAGAAGTACGCATCGGGCAAAGGGAATGCCAAGAAACAAGAGATGTTGTTACAGATATACAAACGATGGGGCGTAGAGTTCAATGACGACAATGCTGCAGATTCCTACGCTTTAGCACGCCTTGTAGGAAAATTTTCAATTAACGAAGTTGAAAAGGCAGTAGCTGAGCAAATGTCAGACCCTAAATACCGAGACCAAGCACGGTTTTAGACCTATCCTTTGATTCGGGAGTGGCACACGACACCGAACCAAAGGACTAACAATTGAGTAACACACCAGAAGTATCACAAGAAGAGCCGTTTTTGCGAGTGAGCGCAAGCTCCAATCCTCAAAGCGTAGCCTCAGCCATTGCCCATGCCATTTATGACAAGCGTGAAGTAAAGCTTCGTGCTGTTGGTGCAGGAGCAGTAAACCAAGCAGTTAAAGCCATTGCAATTGCTCGTGGGTATGTAGCCCCTCGTGGTATGGATTTAACGGATAAGCCAGGGTTTACAACCATTGAGTCACGAGACGGCGAAATTTCTGCAATCGTCTTTCACATTACAGCAAGCTAAAACCGTCGTATCCTTATACCAAAGCAAGGAGTAATCATGGCAAATTTCTCAGACATGGGTCACGCAATGCGACGTCGCATGGGCGCCCCTTCATCACATCTAGAGTCAGCAGGTAAAAGTATGAGCAAAAATATTCCAACAACAGAAGAAATCTTAGCTTCTGCAGCACACGCAAGTTCTCCACGCCGTTATATGGGTATGGATGCTGCAAAGTTTAACAATGTAAGCGGAACTCCAACTGTTGGTACACAAATTCCAAAGAAAAACACACAAGCTGGAGACCCAACATCTGGCGGAAAAGCAAACCGTTCAAATGTTTCTGCAGGTAATGCAGCACAGTCAGAGCGTATGGGTGCTCGTCACCGTATCTCAGTGAAGTTTCCTGCAGGACACGACCCAGCATCATCAGAGACAATGGCAAACGGCAGAGTTGTTCGTTCAGTAGCTGGTCGTCAAGCACCAAACTTTAACGACGGAAACAGCGCTTCATACTAATATGTCAATTATTTCTTCTTCAGAATTTGGTTCTACCAGTTTAACTGGGCAACCCCTTCAGTACCACGAAGAAACTGAAGCTCCTTTGTCATTAAGTAAAGCAACCAACACAAGTGTTGGTCAACAAACTTCTTGGCGTTCTAAAAAGGGAGTATCACTGTCTCGTCAAACTGCTGGAAGCGTGCTGAACTTTGATGACGCGAGTTCTTCAACTCCGTTGCCAAAGTCAGATACTGGAGCAAACTTCTTAAAGAATTAGTTCTCAGGAACAAGCCCATGGAGGGCGCAATGTTCTTCGTACATTTGGTCAACTAACTCATCGTTTTGGGTTGGTTCACCAATGTACGAGGTACATAGTTCACAAAAGACAGCCCAAATAGTTGGGTTAAAATCTACGGCAACAACCTCTACTGACATTTAGTCTCCTTTATACAGACATTTAGCGTTCTAAGAAGGAAAATAGTAACATGACTCCTAGACCTGGTGAGATGCCTGATAGCCTAAAAGACATTGCTAAAGACAGCTCAAGACCTTCGTACACAAAAGACGAAACACGCCTACTGGCTAGTAACCCAAAGGGCGCTCAAGAGTTCATAGACAGTACAAACAACTACGGTGGAGCGTCAATAAACTTGACCAGCGGCAATGTTATCCAGCCTGGAGAAAAAGTTTTTTTAGTAGGTAAAGAGCCTTCTAAGCTCAGCGGTCAACCTGTTGACACAGCCTTTGAAAGTACAGGAACTAAATCCCCGAAGTTAAACCCAAAACAATTTGCATCTCATTTTTTGCGTTTACAAGGACATGCAACTGACGCTAAAGCAGTGATGGGAAGTTGGGTTGATTCCAAGGCAAAAGAAAAAGGCGTTCAACTTGATTTGTCTACAGGACATAAGTATAAAAAAACAGCAGAACGCAAAATGATTTCTCGCAACGAAGATGCTGTTTGGAACATGCACAATATGCGCAATATCCGTAACGAAGCAGCACGCAAGCGTCACGGCATAACAGAGCCCCGTCCACCAAAGGTAAACTAATGCCAGGTGGAACAAATAACTTTTCACCCTCACAGAACTGGCAGTCCCTTGGGTCTGGTGGCGTGTATGGGTATAATAATCAGGGTGGTTCAGGAACTTCTGTAGCCCGTGACGAGATGGATGCATCTCGTATTGGTGTTGGCAGAGTACCTTCTGCCGAGTATCCTGATGGATACCTTGGCACTATCCGCTCACGTCGTGATGACCGTTTGCTGGATAGTATCAAGTCTCGCGTCAACCAGAAAGCCTATCAACGTGGCGTACACAAGGGTGAGCGCATTGAGCCCTCCATGTACTTTTGGCCTGAAGGTATCAACGACATGTCTGGCATTGAACGCCAAATGAAAGCTGCATACGTAAATGTAAATGGTGTTAATGTTTACCAGACATTGCGTAATGCACCTCAAGTAAGTTTAGTTCCAGCTCCTCACCTTGTTAATGATGGTAAAGCAAATACCATCGCTAATACTCCTGGTGAAATCAATGAGCGTCGTCAAGCAATGCTTGCATACTTGAAACCAGCGTGGCGATAATGACGCAAAAATTTGACGGTAATTACGATTACACAAAGCCATGGCGTGCACCAATACAGCCTGACCAAGTAGCAAAACGTTGGCAGTATAATGGGCCTTTTACATCCAACATGGAGCGTTTAACAACTCAAGCGCTCATGATTATGAACGTTCCTGGAAAAGACATCCAAGCAATGGTTCGTCCACCACTTCCACAGATTCGTTTGTTTCCTGACCGTTTTGGTTATGGATTCCGTGGACAACCAGGAATTGATGATGTTGTAACTATAGACAGAGTTTACGCAGAGCCACGTGTATCCTGGTTCTCAGGCGGTGTAGCAGGATTCCAAGCCGCATCTCGTAACGACTTAGGTGGTATCTAATGGGTAATAGCAACGCATCAAACTGGGCAAAACGATGGGCAAAAGGTCCTGCAGACCGTAGTGGTCGTCCAGCATCAAGCGAGCCTTTGTACTCAGCGTTTTCAACAGGACATGGAATTAACCGCAACACACCAAAAGGTAAGTTAGATTACCCAAAGGGAATGACGTCTTGGCATAAGCCAGAGGAGAAATAACCATGGATGATGGAGACGGCTCATTCATGATGGAAATTCAAGCACGTCAAATTGCTGAGAATGCAACTCGGTACAAGGGTTCACATCCATGCTCAACTTGCGGAATTATTATGAACCCAGTACAGGTATTGCACAGCAAAGGTATGTGCGCATCTTGCTACTCTCAAAAGATGTCTGACCGTATAAAGCGGAAGATGGTTTAATCATGCCTAAAGACGAAAAAGGAAAAAAAACACCTTTATCTTTAGAGGAGTCTAAACGCCTAAAAGGTTCCGCTGCTGAACTTGCTGCTGCTGAAAAAGCTAAATCTGAAAAAGAAACAGATGATAAGCGTGTTAGCGTTGAGGACGTTAAAGCTAAAAAAGTACTTGCACGTGATAAAAAGAGCGGGCGCATAGGATTAGGTGTAGACACTACTCGTGTTGCAGGAGATGAAGACCAAGGTCCCTCTGCTGCTCCTAAAGTTCAATTACCAGGTCCTGTAATTAGTACAGGAAAAAAGTTAGCTCAAAAAGGTATTAGAGCACCAAAGCGTGGAGAACTTGCTCGTGGAGTAACTATTGTTGAACCAGGACCAAAAAGAAAAAAGAAAAAACCAACTAACAAAGTTGTGCGAGATGCAAAAACTGGTCGCATAGTTCAATTACCATTTGCCAAACCACAAGAATTTAAAACAACTGTATTAGAACCAGTAGCGCCAGCACCTGAGCGCTCTCGTCCTACCCTTGCTCCAGGAGCAGGTGCCCGTCGTGAGCCTGTTTACATTGACGAGTCAAAACCTACTGGAGAAAAAGCAACTCGTAAATTAAAGGGATTAGCAGTGCCTCACAAAGTCATTGCTCCAGCAGTAAACCAAGCCATTAAGCACATTGACGATATGGGACGTACCAAAGGTACCTCTGATTACCATGGTCACGTAGAGGCGTTCAACACCCTTCACCCTACTATTTTAGACATGGATAAAACCATCCATCATGCACTAGGGGCTATGGCTCATCACACCATTTACCCTAAACACAATTCTTCTAGCGTTATAACCCAACTTAAGTCAGGAATTGCCGATAGACTATCTGAGGGCAAAAAGATGGAAACCCAGCGAGCACAAAGACAAAGAGGTAATTAAATGTTTTTTAACGACCGCCGTAATAAAAAGCCATTGGGCAAAATTACAGGGATGAAAAGCAAGGGTTTAAAGAATCCACGTCCAGCAACTACGCAGTGGTCTAACAGCGGTAACGAGTACGCAAACCGTATAGCAGCAGGACATGGCTCTGAAAACGCACGCACATGGGGAAAACCAGCGAGTGAAAAAGCGTTTGCTGATATGCCAACAGAAAAAAATGATGGTTTTAGAGTAATCAAACCAGGTTCACAACCAAGAACTAAAGGAAAGAGTCAATAATCATGGCTGTTAATTCATCACGTTCAATGAACGCATCACTAAACAATGGTGCTACAGATGGTAAGTATCGCAAAGCTCGTCCAGACACAGAGGTAATTCCTGGTCTTGGTGACGAATCAACGTTAGACAATCGTCAATCACTTCATCCTTTTTACGGTTATGGTTTCATCACATCTGAGTTTCCAAACAAGGTAAACCCAGGTAAGTAATCATGGCTAATGTCCCAGACCGCTCACAAGAGAACCGCAATATTCAACCACCTCAAAATAAAATGGTTGCTAAATGCGGTCATGAAGATGCATTAGGTTATTTTGCAGGAACAGTATGCGGCAAATGTGCACGTAAAAACCATAAGAAAGCGATGGGAAGATAATGGCTAAAAGAACTTCTAACGTAAATGCTGGTCCACTAATTGCAGCTCGTGAACCATTCAAGGGTAACAACTTTGAGGGACACGCAGGAGCACCACGTTCACACGGTTGGTTATCTGGTACTCAGTTTTCAGAGGCACTAAAGGGCCTAAAGAACATTGACTACACAGTTAACGACCCACGTTCTGACACACCATTGGCTGTACACCACGAAGGTGGATGGCATTACCCAGATGTTTACCACAGCCCAACTACTGCACAGAAGCAGGCAGTAACTCGCCGTGCAATTGGCGTTAAGAGTGAGCGTGAAAAGACTATGGAACGTCGTGCAGCAAAGCGCAAAGCCAAGGCTGACTCAGCAGAGCAAGGGTTGTGGAATCAATAATCTGCTAAGATAATCGGACTACTACAAGGAGCACAATGAGTAACGTACCTATTTTGGGCGAAAAAAAGATGGACAATGAACCGATGTTTCGGTTGTTGTACTGTCTCGTCTGCGAATCTTTAGATGAACTTCCTCCATACGAGGGCGCTCCAGAACAAGACCACCTGTTAGCGATTGCTTGTGAAGCACACGTATTTCCATCAGGTGAGCCACACAAAGGCAAACTGTTTGTTCTGCCTTTACGTGCTTGGGCAAAAACAGAGTCTAAGAAAGAAATCATTCGCCAGATTAAAGGCGGAGGTTCTAAGGGTCTTGCAGAAGTAGATGATACTTTTTACGACTCACGCTCTATGTTTCTTGAAGACGCCATGTCTTGCTACCAACAGCACAACAAACCTAAAGATGGTTGCAATGATTGGCAAATCAAAGAAAAGCTACTCATACCTAATACTGCAAAAGAACGTAAAGCAGAGGGTATGGGCCGTTACCAGGATGAAGCAGGTCCAAAGACCTACCTCTGTAACTTCTGCCCAGTATCTATCGCCGTAAACCAACGCAAACAAAAACTGTTAGGACTAAACTAATGACTGAAGAAACACCTAAGATTCAAGCAGCGTACTCTGTAATAATGAGGTCAGATGGGACACTTGAAACAGTGCCTGTTACTGAGAACGTAACGCGTACCGCTAGTACCTACGATATTTATCAGACTAGCAAGCAACTAGTCTCAGAGATTGATGACTTCCTACTGGCTGAGCGTGTTGCTAAAGCCGTAGTTGATGCCCTACAGCCTGTACCTCCTAGCGAGCAACAGCGTGCAAAGATTGCAGAAGCATTATCTGAGCGTGGGATAGACCCAACAAAAGCTTAATACGCTCTAAACTAAGGCTATGTTTAAGAACTTAGGAAGTAACTCAAACCCTGTCCACATTCAGGGAACTGCTACTTCCTATTTTTCTGCCCCTGAAACAGAGTTAGACCCTAAGTTATTCTCAGAAAAGACTTTAAAGGGATGGGTTCGTAATGGGATACTTCAACTTCTGTTTGGTTTCTTAAATGAGAAATACCGTAACCCAAACCTATGGGCGCACGTATGGATTGCAGGCTCTGGTGTCTCATATCAATGGTCAGCAGCACGCCAACCTGGGGACTTAGACGTTCTTATTGGGGTTAACTACATTCAGTTCCGCAAAGCCCATCCAGAGTTTATGGGTCTTGGTGATGTAGAGATTAGCCGTATGTTAAACGAAGATTTCCGCATTCACCTACAGCCAGAGACACAAGACTGGAACGGGTATGAGGTTACCTTCTATGTAAACCCAGGTGCTACCGACATTCGCACTATCAACCCTTATGCAGCATACGACCTAACCCACAATGAGTGGACAGTCCATCCTGAGCAGACAACTGCTCCAGAAAATCGCGTATGGGATGAAGTAGCAAAGCGTGACCTATCAGTAGCAACCGAGATTGTTACACGCTATACCAAGGCGTTAACTGACGTACAGGCTGCACAGAACGACCCAGCACGCCGTAATGCAGAGGCACGCCTGCACGCAGCCCTAACGCAGGGTTCTGCAATGTATGAAGACATTCACGGGGCACGCAAGTTTGCCTTTCGTACAGAGGGCGAAGGTTACGCAGATTTTTACAACTATAGATGGCAGGCTGGAAAGAAGTACGGAACCGTACCTGCCCTAAAGAAGATGTCTGAGTACTGGTCAGCATACAAAGCACAACAAGCAGACGAGACTTACGGTGTTGAACTGCCAGATACTCAGACTCTTATTAGGAGAGCAGCAACGTATAGGGCAAAAGGATGAGCAACTTAAGCGAAACACAGCTTGGAAAGTATGACTACGATTTTGAACCAGGTAACCCAAACGAGTACGGAGAAGAAGCCCACAGAGTTACTGCTGTTCACTCTTCAACCAATAAAATGGCAGGAATGATGGAATGGGACCCAGTTGGTGGTCACATATTACAAATAACTACTTTTCCAGAACATAGAAGAAAAGGTGTTGCAACAGGAATGTTGTTACATGCAAATGCTCAAAAAGGAATAGTAAAACCAATTCACTCAAACATTCAGTCTAAAGAAGGAAAGGCTTGGGCAGATAGCCTATAAATAAATGAACATACTCGTATCACTAGACGGCGTACTAAGTTCGGATTCTGGAGAACCAATCCGTGCAGGAGTGGCGCTTTACTACGCCCTAAATATCAATAACCGTGTTGCCATCATGACCTCCCGCAAAGAAGCAGATGCCAAGCAATGGTTAAACTCGCACGGAATCATTAACTACGACGACTTGATTGATTCTTCTTTTGAGCTGGCAGGTGAGGACCTAAAGAAGAGACAGTTCACTCTCTCTCGTTCCAGAGCTCCGATTGAGATGTACGTAGATGCTGACCCAACTATGTGTGCTTGGGTTTTTATGGAGCAAAGAGTTCCAGCACTTCTCTTCAGCCATCCTGGGTTTGCTGTGGTTGAAAACCGACCAGATGCCCCAAAGAAAGTACGACGCTGGTCGGACATTGAAGACTCTATCAACAAAGTAAACATCGCACGCTCAGAACAAGCACAAAGACCAAAAGATACAGTGGCTGAACTCTGGTCTGATTGATGCGTGTCATCTTTAGCGGGGCTGAAGTAGGCTCCAACCGCAATCTTCTTTTTGGTTCCAAGGTTGAGTCAATGGGACTCAACTTTTGGACGTTACGCAAAAGAGGTTTGCCCACTACCAAAAGATGGTTGATTAGCGAGCACTTTGATGCCGACACCCAGGTGTTCATTGAGTCTGGTGCAGCTCAAGCTGACAAAGCAGGACTGTCAAAAGAAGAATTAACTTCTTTAGCCGCTGATTACCAAGAGTTCCTTGTGGATAACTCTGAGAGAGCATCAGCCTTTATGGAGTTTGACTCTATGGTTTTAGGCAAGGATTGGGTAGAAGCCCAGAGACCCTTTTATGAGCACGACCCTAAGTTCTGGGTAGTCTGGCATGAAGAGTACGGTCTGCCATCCCTTAAACTAATGTCTCAGACCTACCAGAACGTAGTTATACCCAACGACGAGATTGAGTCTGTAACCAGCCTAGCAGCCCTCACACGGGGCTACCAGAGGCAGTTTGGGACTCAGTACCACGCCCTTGCCTGTGCCAAGCCAGACAACATCCGACAGGTACCATTTAGCACTGCCAGCACATTGTCATGGCTTAGCCCAATGCGAAGAGGCGAAACAATTGTATGGGATGGCGCCCAAATTAAGCGTTACCCAAAGCGCATGAAAGACCAAGCACGCCCTCGCTACAAGCGCATTGTAGAGAAGGCAGGGTTAGACTATTTGGGGTTTAGCCAAGATAACACCCTTGAAGCGACTAGAGTTGCGGTCTGGTCATACCTACAGTTAGAGGCATCCATGGACAAGAAAACACCTAATTTCCACATCATTGATGGGGGTAAAGAAGGCAAAGTATCTGATAACAGTGACACACCACTCATGAGTGGTTTGATGGAACTAGGGGGGGTACTTTCTGATAACAGTGTCTCTGAGATGCGGAAACTTGAGCGTCAAGAAGTAGTCCAAAGAGACCCTTCAGAGGTTCAGAACCTACCTGTTTTTGGATACAAGATGAAGACTGTTGTTGAAACAGACGATGACGGCAAAGACGTCCTGATGGATATCCCAGTAGTACAAACCCAGCAATCTTCTTTAAGACAGTGTGACACTTGCTTTGTAGCTGCCAACTGTCCAGCCTTCAAACCCTTAAATACGTGTGCCTTCAACCTCCCTATTGAAGTCAAAACCAAAGACCAACTCAAGGCTTTGATGACCTCAATGATTGAAATGCAGGGTCAAAGAGTTGCTTTTATGCGTTTTGCTGAAGAAATGAACGGTGGATACGCAGACCCAAACGTCTCTCAAGAAGTTGACCGCCTAATCAAAATGGTTAAAGAAGTTAACGACATGGCCTCGGACAAAGAGTTCATTCAGATTACAGCACAGCGTCAAGGCGCTGGTGGAGTTCTTTCCGCTATCTTCGGAGACAAAGCTCAAGCTCTAAGAGAGTTACCTCAAGCCTTAAAAGAAGATACAGTCACAAAAATTATTCAGTCTTCACTAGAAGACTAGTTACTTGATAACAGTACTTCCTCTAACCTGAATCAGGGTTCACCCTGCCAAGATAGATTTTAAAGTAAACAAAGTTAACAAGTGCGTGGTAGGTTTCGCCACGGCACAATAGGGTTCCCTGTTAAGGGGTATTTACATAAACATAGAAATGGTGGTAAGGAATTGGGTCTGTTTTCTTTTGAATTAACAAATGACTTCGTCGCTTCGTACAAGGACAAGAAGGCTCCTTTCGGGTATAGGGATGCTGCTGGAAACTCAGTTGGAGAAATTACTTTTCTTCGTACCTATTCACGACTTAAGGCAGATGGTACTAAGGAGACTTGGGTAGATGTATGTGAGCGAGTCATCAACGGCATGTACTCCCTACAGAAAGACCACGCCAAGCGTCAGCGACTTCCTTGGTCAGACGCTAAGGCAGCAGCCTCGGCTAAAGAAGCATTTGACCGTCTCTTCAACCTGAAGTGGACTCCACCTGGACGTGGACTATGGGTAATGGGTACCCCACTCGTTAATGAACAACGCAACTCTGCTGCTTTGCAGAACTGTGCGTTTGTATCTACTGGGTCAATGGTAAAAACCGACCCAGCAAAACCATTCGCTTTCCTTATGGAAGCCTCAATGCTCGGAGTGGGCGTTGGCTTTGATGACAAGGGAGCAGACAAGGACTTCACAATCTATGAACCAAAAGAAACTTACGAATATAAAATCCCTGACACCAGAGAAGGATGGGTTGAATCTACAGCCGCCCTCATCAATGCCTACCTCAAGCCAGATACGAAGGCTCCAGTATTTGATTACGAAGAAATCCGCCCAGCAGGTACGCCAATCAAGACCTTTGGTGGAACTGCAGCAGGACACGAACCTCTCCTAAGACTCCACAACCACATCAACAAGATGTTTGCTGGTCGTGTTGGTGAGAAGTTATCTAAGACTGACATAGCAGACATTGGCAACATGATTGGCGTGTGTGTTGTTTCAGGAAATGTACGCCGTAGTGCTGAGCTTCTTATAGGTCAGATTGATGACGACACCTTTTTAAACCTTAAGAACCCAGAAGTCTTTCCTGAGCGTAACTCTTATGACCCTGCTAATCCAGGGTGGGCTTGGATGTCTAACAACTCTGTAGAGGCAAAGGTCGGTTCAGACTTCTCTAAGATTATTGACGGCATCGTTCGTAATGGTGAGCCTGGAGTTGTGTGGATGGATGTATCACGCAAGTACGGTCGTCTTATTGACCCACCTAACAACAAAGATTGGCGAATCGCTGGATACAACCCTTGCGCTGAACAATCTCTTGAGTCTTATGAGTGTTGCACACTTGTGGAGACTTACTTGAATCGCCACACTGATTTAGAAGACTTCAAAAGAACATTGAAGTTTGCCTATCTTTACGCCAAGACTGTAACTCTTCTACCAACTCACTGGGAAGAGACCAACGCAATCATGCAACGTAACCGCCGTATTGGAACATCAATCTCTGGTATTGCTAACTTTGCAGATAACAATGGCTGGACTGTATTGCGTGACTGGCTAAACACTGGCTACGAAGTCGTAAAGAAGTATGACGAGTCTTACTCTGAGTGGCTTGGCATCCGTCAGTCAATCAAGATGACCACAGTAAAGCCATCGGGAACTGTCTCTATCCTTGCTGGAGAGTCTCCTGGCGTTCACTGGGCATCAGGCGGTAAGTTCTTTAACAGAGCAATCCGCTTTGCAAACTCTGACCCAATGCTTCCGCTATTTAAGATGGCAAACTACAGAGTTGAACCCGCTTCTGAATCTCCAGAAACAACAAGCGTTGTATTCTTCCCAATTGAGACTACCGCTAAGAGAGCAGAAAAAGAAGTTTCAGTTCATGAAAAGGTTGCACTCGCTGTAGTCGTACAGCGTTACTGGTCAGATAACTCTGTCTCTGTAACTGTAACCTTTGACCCTGAGAAGGAATCAGACTCTATTGCTTCTATCTTGCACATGCACGATGGTCAGCTAAAGACGATTAGTTTCCTACCAATGGGTAACATGGTCTATCCACAGATGCCTTACACACAGATTACATCTGAAGAATATGAAGAAGGTCGCATGAGCCTTATGCCTATTGACTTATCAGGCGTGTACGCAGGTATGGCAGCCGATGCTATCGGAGAGGCTTACTGCACAACAGACGCTTGTGAGGTCAAATTAATCAAGGATAGTCAATGAAAATAAAGTGCGTAAAATGTTTTGAAGAGTTTGAAGAACTACCAAAAGAATCTTCTGACGGTATTTGTTACTCGTGTAGAGACTAAGAAAAAGCCCCCCAGTTATTTGGGGGGCTTCTTCTTTTACTTCTTGCCTTTTGGCTGTTTGTTACTAGCCGCTGCAGAACGTTCTTGTTTTCTTGCTTTCTGTGCCGCTTTACGAGCAGCGGTTGTATCTGCTTTTGCTTTTGCTTCTCCTTTAGCAGTCTTGTCTGCTTTTGCTCGTGCTTGCTCTTCCGCAAAAGGACGAGTCTTATCTCTAATAACTGTAACAATCTTCTTTGGGTGAGGCGTTGTAATTACTTTAATAACATGGTCAATATTGTCAGGGTCACGGTCTTCATGGAGAATGTTTCCATTGTCCTGTATTGTTTGACGACCTTGTTTTACTACATTTGAAGCAAGGCGATAGTCTACATCTCGCTCAAAAGAACGGTCTCCTGCATGGTATGAGGTGGCTAATGGGATTGACATAAGTACAATGATAAAGAAAAAGCCCTGATTTCTCAGGGCTTATCTTTACTTACTTAAAATCCGTTTTGCTTCATTAGCCTTAATGCTCATGTATCCAGTCTTTCTTGGATTCATACTTCCAGGCTTCTTGTAACCATCGCCTTTCGGCATATTTGCAATTCTTGTTGCTAGTGCTGCTGCAACTTTGTCATGGTGCTTTGCCATTTACTACCCCCTTCCCTGCTCTGAGTGTAACACAAAAAGAAAACCCCCTCATTTCTGAGGGGGCTTCCTATTATGCACCTGCTTTTGCTATGGCTTTTGCTTTGGCTACGATTATTGCTCTGATGGAAACTTCTTTAACCAACGCTTTACTACGTCAGTTTCAGTACCTTTCCATGCGCTCCAATCTGTGCCACCATCGCTCATGTGATAAGCGATTTGGGCATTAACCACAGGGTTGAACAGTTCAGCATTAGAAGCCAAATTGAACTTATCTCGCCTTGCATCACCTAATGAACCAAGCATGTTTACTTGGAATAGACCGTAGGAGTTGTCTCCTGTCTTACGATTACCGTTGTGTGATAGCGGATTACCATGTGATTCTTTTTTCGCAATAGCCCATGCTTCTTTAAGGTCGTGACCTTTGAAGCCTACGGCTTGCAGTAACTCTACTAACTGTGAGTCAGTTAAATCATCTGCATTGACATACTTGGTTAGTACATCTTCTTGCGCTTCTTGCTCTATTGCTTGTGCTTCGGCTTTTGTTGGGCTAAATGCTGGCGGTAAAGCCAACATTCCTGCCATCAAAAACATCGCTGTAAACAACGACCCAAACACTATCTTTCCTTTTGTTGTTAGTTTCATAATCACTCCAAATAGTCATTCACAACCTCGGCTGCGTTTGACTGCTGGTGACGGATACGATGCAGGTATCTCTCCGTAGTTACGATTGACTGGTGACCTAACCGCTCTTTGACCTCATGCACATCTACCCCGTTCTTTAACAACTGGGTAGCGTTAGCGTGCCGAAGGTCGTGAGTAGTGGGGTACCAACCAATCCCTGACTTGTTGATGGCTTCGTTCCAAATGGCTCGCCACTTGTCACGAGGTAGGTGTCTTTCGCTAAGGCTTTTGCTAAGGCTTTTGCTAGGGCTTTCGCTTTTGCTAAGGCTTTTGCTAGTGCTTTTGCTAAGGCTTTCTACCTTGCCCTTTCCCTTGTCCTTTCTATAGTGATTGCGGTACTCCCTGACCGCTTCTTTACATGCTTCACACCTACAACCGCCGACATTGTATGAATACGCCGTTGCGTGTTGGAATCTCCTGCTTCCAATGGTGTAAGGCTTCCCTACGCTTGTGATAGGGCTTTCTATTTTACTCTTCTTCTCAACCAGGTGCTTTGAGAAGACTAGGTCTTCTTTTGCTAAGGCTTTTGCCTTTACAAACTTCTTTATCTCTGATACTAGAGCTGAGCTCAGAACAACAGTTCTTTTATTGCCGTTCTTGGTAGCTGGCACAATGAGAAATCTTGTCCCCTCGGACTTTGTCCCTGCGGGCTGGTAGGCGTAGCCTACATCTGAAACTGTGCGTCTGACATAGACTTCCTTTGACTCAAAGTTAAAGTCCTTGACTCTAAGTTCTGTGGCTTCTCCGTATCGGCAGCCGCTAACAACAAGAAACTGGGCTAAAAGACGGCTTCCGTCTGTGGGTAAGTTCTTTAAGATAGCCTGAAAGTCTTTAGGCTCTAGGGTGTATGTGGGGTCTGGCTTGGGCGTGCTTAGTCTTATGCGGTGGGTTGGGTTTGTGGCTATTGCGTCATCATCAACGGCGAGCCTGAATAGAGAACCTAAAGAAGTCTTTAGGTGTGAGATTGTGCTTGGGCTAATCCCTTGATTTGCGAGATTATCAAACAGGGTCTTTATGTCTTTCTTGGTGATAGCGGAGATGCGCTTAGACCCTAAAGAAGGTTGGGCATACTTCTTTAGCAGGGTAATGTAATTCTTACGGGTGATTACTCTGATGTCGTGTGAGAGTGCTAATTGCTCTAAATAAGTGTTGAATGTCTTTTGGTTTTCGGGCATTAGATTAAACTCGCCTTCTTCGGCGAGTAATCCAGCGTTAATTGCTTTAGCCCTAGATGAGAATGTGCCTACGGATTTGACTTTTCCGTCTTGGCGGTAATAGGCGGTAAATCGCCCTTTGCGTTTGATTGCGTAAGCCATAAGGACAACCTACCAGCGAGTAACTTAGAAGGCAAAACAAAAAAGGGGATAGATTGCCAGTTGGCAACCTATCCCCTTTAATGTAGTTTCTTTATGCTTCTTCTTTTGCAAGCCTGTGCAACCAAGTGTTGCGTTCAGCGTGCGTTTTCTTGCGGTGGTGATTGGAACATAACACAACACACTTAGCAAGTTCCTTCTTTAGCAAGTGCATACTCACACCTTTAGATACTCCGTTGCTAATGTCAAACTTCTTTGAGTGAATGTGGTCAAACTCCAACATCTCTACATCAGTTTCACCACACACTTGGCAAGGGTGAGTTCTTTTGTAGTTGTAGATGAACAACCTTATCTCTTGATTTTTAGTCAAGTGATTGTTCTTTTGTCTTTCACTTACACAAGATTTGCAGACACCTTCTCTGCTTTTTGTTCTGCCTTTGCGGGTAGCAAGTTGAAAAGAAGATAAGGCTTTCTTCTTTCCGCACTTGCTACATTGTCTTTTACCTTGTGACTCCAACGCTAAACGCTTTGCCGTTCTATCGGCAGAACCTTTGCGGTGGATTGCTTGGCACGACTTACACCTTGCTCGTCTGCCGTATGAGCCTTGCGGATACTTGTTGAACCTTGTTAGTGGTAGTGCCTTGTAACAACCAATACAGGTCTTAGTTCTTTGGGCTATTTGTTTTGTCCCTTCGGGCTTGGCTTGTTAAGTGCCACTTACCGCAGATTTCGCATTTGTAAGTAGCGCAAGGTTTCTTTCTATTGTTATTTAGCCAATGATTTTTCCAAATCAAACTCATGGCTTTTTCTGCTTTGTATTTAGTTGGGTAAGCAGTTTTCTCTTGGCACTTCATACCTTGCCAACACAGTTGTAACAGACCCACATCACAACTTCTTTAGCACTCACAATGTCTTTGCCATTTGCTCGGACACCTTGTTGATTACAGTTATCGCAGAACCATAGTTCATCTGCTTCTGTAATCTTACGAATGAATAACTTTCCCATTTTTTCTTCCTTCCCTTTTTATTTTTGCTAGTCCTAGTTCTTTATGATTTGCGCAAACAACAAGTAGGCTAGACATTTTATCTTGGTGTGTTTCGCATAAGTTACAGAAGATTAACTCTGTTTCTTTTGACAAACAATAATCGCAAATCATTTTTTATTCCCTTTCTGTAACTTCGGATACAACCTTCAACACATAGTTCTTGTCGTTCATGTCTTGGTCTATCATTTGAGTTTTTGCTTTACCTACAATAACTTCCCACAAGTTGTTAGCGGTGTGTTCGTCATTGTTTAGTGTTACTGCAATCGCGGTAGTTAGTTCTACTTTGTACGACTTAATTGCCATTCTTCTTTTACCCTTCCCATAGTGTTTCATCATCATAAACAAAACCGCTTTCAACTTCAATGCACCTTTCGCACCACGACTTTGTTTTGTATTGTCTTTTGTCTTTTGCTACCCAAGCAGAGCCACTTCGTATGAACCAACTCCATTTGTTGTCTATCTTCTTTATCTGAAACAAATCATCTTTTGTTTGATAAATACCTTTAGATACTTGATACATCTGCAAAAGATTTATTTGCTTGATAGTCACTTGTTTCTCCTTCCCATAAAGAAACATCTTCTTCATCTTCTTTTGCTAAACAATCTTCACAGAGTTTTGCGGTGTTATCTCCGTAGCACTCTATTTGGTCGTAGCAATCTTCGCAGTAGTGGTGACTACCCATTAAGTATTCAAGTCGTTCGCAACTTGCGCTACTTACATCACCACTATCTTCACTTATCAGTTCTCCTTTCTTATACTCTAATTCGCCCCAGTAATCACTACCAGTTTCATAGAAAGTATAAGTAAAAGAAAGTTTCTTAAACTCTTTTGCTAGTGCTTCAATCACAGGTACAACAGGCGACCAAGCACTCTCAAAGTAATAAGAAACTTCTTTATCATCTACATCTCCGTCAAAGCGAACATCATTTAAGTCCCACTTACTTCCCCAGTTAGCAACATTCCATTCGTACCACTCATCTTCTTTATCAAGTGGTCTTGGAATGACTCTGTGACAAGAGAACACAGACTCACAATGATTTTCTGTTGCTTCACTTTTAGTAATCTGAACCTTCTTAATAAGTTTAGAAAGTTCTTTAGGACTACCTTGTATCTTTAATTCGTTACTGCACCAGTTCGGCATTTCCCTCTCCTGTCTTTCGGTGTGTTAGTTGTCTGTATGAACGAGAAGTTCCGTTGCTTGTTGTGTATCCGTAACGCACTAAACGAAACGCCAGCGCACTATGGGTAACACCAAGTTCTTTTGCTATGCGATAACCCGATACACCACTCTCCATTAGTTCATAGATAAGTCGTGTATAAAGTTCTGCTTCTTCACGATTGGATTTGCCTTTACCTCTAACCATAAACGCTTTAGGTTGAAGTTCTTTTAGTTGCGCTATCACCTTTGGGTCAGGCTTTACACGCTTCACTCTTTCAACAAAGACTTCTATAACAGGCGGTTGAACAATAGGTAAGTGTCTAATCTTTGCTAACACTTCTCCTGTGTGTTCCACAAGTGTATAAAGACGAATGGACTCTCTCGTTAGGTTTAGCGGTGTCGCTAAAGATTGAAGTGTCCAACCAACCTTACGCAACTCGCTTGCATACGCTTTGCGTTCTGTTAGTGGTAGTCCAATAAGAATGTCTGAAACTTCTTTTGGTAAAGTTAAATCTGATTTAGGTACTCTTGTACCCACCAAGATTTGTTCTTTGTGTTGTTTCATTCCCTTAGTAAGTCGCATACTTTTTGTCCCTTCGGTTGTGTTATTTTTTTCCAATTTGTATTCCCCCATTAGTCATAGTCGTTAGTTCTTCTTGTAGTTCTGCTACCTTCTTTACAAACGCGACTCTCGCGTAAGTGTGGTACTCATCAGGTATTTGGTCTATCACTTCTTGGTCAGGGCTATGTAGTCGTTCTGTTCTGTACCGCAACCCTTTGTCTTTTCTAAACCCACGAAACTCTATTGAGTAAAGATAAACTTGCGGATTATCTCCGTATCCCGATTGGTAACAGATTTGTTCTAACCTAACCTTCTTTATCACACCAGTAGATTTGTAAGTTCCACCTGTCCATTCTTTTTCGGGAATGTCTATGATTATCTGCTCACTATCTTTTAGTGTCACATAACAATAGAACGATAGATTGCCACTTACACTTACTTTCGTTTCTTGTTGTACCTCTAGTGTTGTCATTTACTTACTCCTTATCCCATAGGTCTGTATCTTCTTTTGCTTCGGTTATTTTTTCATGTAGTTTTTCCCACTTATTCCTTGTTTCATCTCTTACTTCATCTGAAAACCTGTCCCACACATACTCCGCGTTATCTACGCTTTGCATTACATCTTCAAGAAAGTCATTACTAATTTCTTTTGGTGTGACTTCAAGTAGATTTCCGTTTTCATCTTCGTACTCTGTATCTGTAATTATCTGTGCTAGTTCTTCTTTATCAACCCAGATTGCCCAGATTTTATCGTCTTGATTAAGTGTGGATAAATAATCTATAACTTCTTTAACTGTTCTCATTTGTTACTCCTTGTCCCATAGTTGTTCTTCTGTTGTACCTGTTCGGTACTGTTCCATGAAGTCAGCAATAAACACTTCTGTTGCTTCATCAGTTGATTGCATTTTGTTTTCTAACACTCCGCGAATACTTGCGCCTAACATTTGGTCGTGCATTTGCACGCTAAAGTTTTCGGCAACATAGTTCCACTCTCTGTCAGTAACTATTCGTGCTTCTGTATTTAACGCCTTGAAACATTCTTTATCCCATAGCGCAACAACAACAGAGTCACTATCTTTGTAATTTGCTATAAGTTCTTTTAACTCACTTATTAACATTTGTTACTCCTTCCTTAGTTGTATCTTTTAGAACAAATTGGTCCGATACCACCAGCAACAGATTTCAATACTGTTAAGGTCTTGCCACAATGCACACAGATACCAACCTGTGCAGAATACTTAATAGCAAGTTCTAGTGTTAAGCGGTCTGTTGTATCTAACTTGTAGATAACACCAAACTCTTTGTCGTTGCGTACATACTTCTTTGCAACATCAGAGTAAGTCCAAACACTCCAACGCTTTGTTTCAGAGTTCTGTCGGATTGAATAAACAATTCCGTCAAGTATGTAAGCACCAACTTCTGTAATCTTGATTGGCGGTGTAACTTCTTTTGCAAACTTCAATGCGTTAATAATCTCTGACACATCTTTGCGGTCTAGTTCTTCTAAAGAAGATACTTTGCGATTGCGTAGATAGTGATTGAGAGTATCAACACCGCCTTCTTTCTTTTCAGTTAGCGACTTTGCAAAAGAAAGTTGCTTCTCACTTGGTGCAACAACAACTCCAGCCTTGTTAGGTAGTGCAAGTAACTTAGTGATTAGTTCTCCAGCACCTTGCACATTAAGTGTTGCGACATCTACATCTCCAAAAGAATGTGCCTTTGTTTCCAGTAGTGTCTTTAAGAAGATTTGTTGCTTAGGACTTGCATAGCGCACTTGATACTCTCCGTATCCATTTGCGCCTCTTGCACCGCCTGTGCGGTGTGTAGATAGTGTTGCCATTAGTTATTCTCCTTTTCGTATTCTGTGCATGGGTTTGTCCCTGCGGACTCTTGTTGTAGTCGTTCTTGTTCTTCTTTGTATTTGATTACTTCTAAAGCAATTTCTTTTTTGATTGCTCTTACTTCTTTAGCAGTTACCTGCACACACTTCACAACCTCATAGCGGTCTGCTTCTCTGTTGTTCCATGTCTTGCAATACTTCTTTGCGTTGTGTTCTGTTGCAGAGAATGAGGCATAGATAGAACCCCACGCATTAAGTTCTTTTGCGATTACACAATAGAAGTAATCTCTATCTGCGCTACCGCGTATCACTCTGTATCCCTTGCTATTGGTAGCAACAAAATACTTTCGTGGCTTCTTGACCCAACCTGTGCGTTCTAATAGTTCTTGTCCCATTTTATTCTCCGTTCTTTATCTTTGATTGAAGGTCACTCACTTTGTGAGCAGACTCTTTGTGACCATGAGCATTTAGGTAAGCCTTCTCCTTACCTAACGCTTCAAGTATTACTGCGATTTCTGTGTTAGTTAGTTCCAGTTGCATTAGTAGTTCTCCTTACCAGCGAACGCCATTTCAATTAACAACTCAAACTCTTTGAGAGAAAGATTTACACTTGCTTTGTAATCTAATCCGTAACCATTTGTAGTTACTTCAACAGTTGTCTGTTCTCCTAACAAGTCTTTAGAAGTAGCAACAACAGATACGCGAGAGCGTTCTACTTCTTCTTCTACTTGTCGGCGCAACTCACGCTCTTTGCGTTGCGCTTCTTCACGCAAGAGTCGCTCTGCTTCTTCTTTAGACTTTGCAGAGTTCCACTTAGGTTCAAGCACAGACCACTCTGCAATAACATCTGCAAGTCGTGAAGTCCAGTAATACTCTTTGCCATTGTTATCTACTGCCTTAACAATAATTCCAACAGAACGATTGCCTTGTTGTGCTTTTGTAAAGTTGGGTGAGTCTTTGCGATTGCTTGGCTCGTACTCATACTTATCAAGTGAATAGATAGTTGCTTTAACAACATCATTCTCTCGTACAGTATCTACATCTCTTGAAGATTTATTGTTGTATGTCCATGAAGGAACGATTGCATACTCACCATTTAATTTAATTTCAGATAGTTTCATTTGTATTACTCCGTTTCGTTTTTGTTATTGGGGGCAACCGATTTGATTGCCCCCATTTGATTACGCATTAACTAGATTGCGTGTGATTGCAAGTCGCACTAAGTTCTTACCGAGAGTGAGAATGTCTTTTGCAGATTGCATTGAAGTCATTAACTCAAAAGAATGTCGGTAGTTATCTAAGTCCTCTGCGGTGTGTGCATAGTTAGAGATAAGTGCCTGACAAGTAAGAACACCTGCGTTCTTCATGTCTGTAACTGCCTTCTCGCCTTCTTCTGTATTCCATGCGCCGTCAGTAATCATGAATAGAACCTTGATTGCTTTGTCGCTCTCTGCAAGAACACGCTTTGCATAAAGAAGTGAGTCGTTTGGATTTGTACCGCCGTCAGCACCAGCATCTCTGATTGTTGTACCTGCTTTTTCATCTGCACCATAAAGAAGATTGGTACGACTATCAAAAGTAACAACAGTTGTTCGCGCTTCTACACGCTCTAGTGCCTTCTTGATTGCCCACATAGATTTGTAAGCGTTGTCAGCATTACGACCACTCATTGACCCACTTCGGTCTAAAAGAATAACCGCTTCAATACTTACAACATCATCACGACCCTCTGACCATTCATCAAACACAGTATCTAATTCGTCACCGCGTAAGTAACGACCTGCATTTAATTTTCCTGAACGCTCACCATTTAACCAAGCAGGGTCATACTCTGCTTGTAAGCGTTCTAGTTCAAGTCCAAACTTCTTTGCAAGCAAAGATAGTTCTTCGGGAATACGCACTTCGTTGTAATCTGCTTTGTTAGGAGTTCTAGCGTTACCGCCGTCAAGTTGTGTATCAACACCGAGTTGCTTTGCTATGTCGTTGATACCTTTACTAACTTCTTTAACAACATCAGAAAGAATGTCATTAAGTAAATCAGTTACTTGATTGTTGCTACCTGTTTTACCTGCTTCGTTACCGATACCCTTGCCACCTTCTTTTGGTGTAGAAGGTGATTGAACATCATCATCAACATCATCATCAAAATCAAAATCATCAAACTCAAAATCATCATCAAAAGAATTATCTTTTGGTGTTGATTGTGTTGGTGTTGATTGTGTTGGTGTATCAGAGTTTGTCCCTTCGGACACATCTTCTTTTGTATTTTCTTTTGGTGTTGTATCTATGATTACTTCAACAACATTCTTTTGTGCGTTCTTCTTAGCACGCTCTTGTTCTTCTTTAGTTGCAGGGCGCACAGAACTTGACTCGTAGCCTTGTGTTGGTCTGCCTTCGTGACCATGTGGGCTTTTGATACGGATAGTAATTGTTGTGCCTTCACCTTCACCGCTTTGTGGTGATTGTGGAAGTGCAGGTAACTCACTAAGTAGTTCTGCAAACTTCTTTATGAGATTGAAAGCAACATCAACATTCTCATTACCGACAAGAGATAGCGCATTGTATTTGTCAATAACATTTGCTATCTCTTGTTGTATCTCAGGCTTAATAAAGTTGTCACTTGCTAGTTGTCGCAATTCAACAGGTAAATACTTGCGACCATAAACAAGTGGGAACGCACGACTTATTGCTTCTTCATCAGAGAGCAAGTAGTCACACATAGTTGCAACAAGCCACGCTTTTGTAGAAGGCAACCAACCTGTAAGAAGAAACTCAATACGACTATCTTCTAAACAGTTGAACGCTTCCCACAATTCATTCTGTGCTTGTTCATCTTTAATCTTCTGAACAAGTCGTGAGCCGTTGCGTGGAGTAAATCGCAAGTGTGCTAATTCGTGGAACGCAAGTCCGTTGTAACTAGCGATTGCATTTGGTGTGAAGTCATCTTTTATGTGAGCAACATTCAACCAAACTTCTTTTGTAGATGAATAAGCAGGTGCGCCAATGTCTTTTCTATCAACAACATTCACACTAATTTTGTGAGTTGTTAATACCGAAAGAGTTTTAGAGAACACACCTGCTAACGCACCAACGCGCTTGCGCTTTAGTGCTTGCTTCTTTTCTTGTTCTGCTTGTTGTTCTATAAAGAAGGTACTCATTGTCACTCACTCACCTTTCCGATAAGTTCTAGTTCCAAGTTGTGTCGTTGAGAGTCCAAAAGAAGTTTCACGCTAGAGCGTTCATCTTCGCGGAAGTTATTAACAAAGTTATCAACTGCAAAGTCGTAACTAAGGTTCTGTGCTAAATCAACAAACTGCTTTAGCAAACGAGTTGATACAGGTGTTTCATAAGTGCCAGCGATTGTGTCTGCTCGCATTGAAGTTGCAAGTTCCAACAAAGTTTTAGAAGGAATAAACTTCTTTTCAATGTCGGTGTCGTACTCAAAGTTTAACTTAATCCAAAAGCGGTCTGCGAACGCTTCGTTAAACTTAGAAGTACCTTTGTAGCCGTCGTTGTAGCACATAGCGATAAGTAAGTTTTCATTTGCAGTAATAACTTCGCCGTCATGCTCTAACAAAGTTAATACTCGGCGGTCGTCAAGAACACCATGTAATACAGAAGCAATTTTCTGTGGAAGAAAGTTCGCTTCGTCAATTACTAACACTCCACCATTACGAAAGAAGTGCGTAAATAATCCGTCACGCCATTCCAACTTACCTTCTGCATTTGGAACATAACGACCAAAGAATTGTGAAGGCTCTACACCTGCATTACAACTCATTGAACCAAACTCCAAACCATTCTTTGCAGAGAATGTCATTAAAGAAGTTGTCTTGCCTGTACCTGCATGACCTTGAATAGATACATTCTTCTTTGACTTCAATGCGTATGTATAGAGTTGGTCTTCTGTTAAGTTGCCAGCGAAAGTGCGTGGTACATAAGTGCGTACCGCTTCACTTGTTAAAGAAGGTATGAACGCAAGTGTGCGTTCTTCTTTATCGTTGCGTTCTACTTTGTTAATCACTATTGCTTCGTTAGCGATTGGGTTGATTGTGTTGCGTGGTGTCATTTGTTTTGTCCCTTCGGTCTTAGTTGTGGCGTGCTTATCGCTTCTGCCGTCAGAGCGATACTTACTTAATAGTGCAGGGTCTTGTTCAATTAGTACCTGCACTTCATCAACAACACTTTGGATAGTGCGTGTTGTATCTATTGTTAGATTGCGTAAGCGATACTGCTTTGTAAGTTTCTGTATTAAAACATTTGGTATCTCGTTATTGTTAAGTGCAACTTCATCAACACTTGTTAGTGGTGTTGATAGCACTTCACCAATTAAGTTGTAATCAAGTGTGCCGATTGAGTTGTGTTCATCTAACTCTCTTGCACTCCATGAATTACTTTCACCACGACCACCATTTGTTACACGCATGAAGGTATGAGTGTTGCCGTTATGACTTGCGATAATTACTTGCTTTGTATCTGTTGTATTTACTTGACCTGAGATAAGAATTGCGTATGTCATTTATTTATTCCGTTTCTGTTAGTTGTTAGTTGTTTATGTCGGTGTCTAGTTGGAACATTTCGTATAGCGATTTAACTTCATCAAACTTATTACTTGCAGAATTGCACACGCTATCTGCAAGTAAAAGAAGTTTCTTTCTATCAACGATTTCACTTAGTAATTGCAAGACACCCGATAACACATCTTCTTTTTCGTGTTCAGGATTTAAGAATTGAATTGCAATTAACATTGAAGTAATTAGTTCTTCGTTGCTTGGGTGATTATCTTTAACGATTTTAATTCGCATTTATTTATTCTCCTTTTTATTCAGTAACGATACGAGTTGGAAGTAAGAAGTAACATCTTCATCAAAGAAAATAGTCACGCCTTGTTCATCTATTGTTGCGGTAGGTACTGACATTTATTTACTCCGTTTCTTATTAGTTGTTAAAGAAGATTGCAAGTGATTAAGGATAAAGAAGGTCAATGCAGAATTGAGATAGTTGTTCAACCGATTTATTTTTGCACTCAGCAGGTGTTGTTACATCAAACAAGAAAGCAATAACAACGATAAAGATGATTGCAATTAGTAATCGTTTAATTAGTTTCACTTAGTAACTCCTTGTCGTTTAGTAGTGCAGTTATTTGTTGTTCATAGTGACCGCTAAGTGCGTTGTAATCGTTGCGAGCATTTGCACACTCAATGTCAAAAGAAGATTGAGAGAAACGATTGCATGGCGTAGTGCGAATAACAGTTGCGTACAAACCACCAAAGATAGAACCGATTGACTTCTCAATAACAAAGTTGTTACTAATCTCAAAAGTAACAACAGAAACATAAGTGCGATACGCCTTGCGTTCTTTGTCGTGAATAGTTGTAACATTCACACGAAACTTATCGTTGAAAGTAATTGTGTGTTTTTGTTTTCTATCTGTCTGTCGTGTTGTTGTGTTAGTGATTACAGGTGCGATAGTTGTTGTTGTCATTTGTTACTCCATTCGTATTAGTTGTTAGTTGTTAGTGCAAGTTAATTGCACACCGCTATTCACTAATCGCTCATAACAATTAGTGAATAGCAGAATGTAATTAAATAATTTGCAAGATAGAAACAATGTCACTTAGTAATAACCATTTGAGTTTGTCGCAGTTGCGTAGTTATTACATCATTCAATTTATAGTTTCTATTTTTATTTACCACTTGCACACTTGAAGTGTTGTATGTAATACATACAAGCAGTAAATAATTTCGTAGCGAGTTTGCACAAAAGAAGTTTGTATTTATTTATTTTGTTTTATTTAATAACGCACACGATTGCGTTGCATACAAAATAAAAAAACAAAACTAACTTTTGTTTATTTCGCTAACCGCCTGTCCCATTCGGGAGAGCAACTTGCTGGCGCAAGCGTAACAGATAGGGGCAGGGGTCTGCAACTCGCGTGTCTTACGCATAAATAACGCAATTTTTTATGAGTAATTCGGTGCGCTGTCCGTAGATAGATAAGAGATACAAAAGAAGAAACGCAAAGTTATTTTGTGTATTTATTTTCAGTAATAACAAAAGAATAAATAAACATAAGTAGTAACAGATAAATTAAATAAGAAACAAATACAAAAGAAGTTATAGATAGTTATTTAATAGAAGGTGCAGGAATAACTGAAGTGTCAAGTAAAAGAAGATTAGTTAATAGTTATTTATTGTTAGTTGTTTCTTTAACTATCTGTTTGCAGATTGCAAGTGCTAATAACTATTGCGAATGAGTGGGGGTGCAAGGGGGCGTAGCCCCCTTATGCAAAAGAACAATGAGTAGTAATAAATACATAAGAGAATAAGTAATAAGAGATAGATAAGAGAATAGTTATTAGTGTGATGAATGAATGTATTTACATAACTATTGAATACATAACTTGTAATCACATAGTAAATAGTTAGTGATACACAATGTATTTAGTTAGTTGTTTATACCTGATTACAACTTGCAAAGTTGGTGTTTAGTCTGGTGGTATCCGCACAAAGATTGCGATAAAAATAAGCAGTAGCCAATAGTTATTTAATCTCGCTATCAAAGTTGCTATCAAACAATAGTTATTTTAATTATTTATGCGGAGATAGAACAATAAATACTTCTTTAAGAAACAAGTTGTGAATGTAATCGTTAATAAATAATAATCTTTTGGCACAAATGACCCCCACAGTTAAGCGTGTTTTCCGCAGGGAACCCCCAGGGCTCAGCCATGGTTGAGGGGTACAGAGTAAGGCAGTAGCCGTAATATTGGCTTATGAGTCAGAATAACCTCTCTAGCGCCCTCTTCCACGGGACCATTGAGACTCTCAAGCCAGGGGATGTTATTAAATCAAGAACTGAGCACGGAACGGCTTGGGCTACCTCTGATTTAGATTACGCACTTAAGCACGCCCAAAGTAGAGTGATTAGTGGTTACGGAGCAAACGACGGTGGCGAGTACCCAGTACACCACGGCAACGTCTATGAGGTAGAGCCTGCTGAGGGAACTGAGTTTCCTAAGAACGCTCATGGTGATAAGACCATCTTTGCGGGCAAAGCTTTCAAAGTTAAGGGTCAAGTCGCCTCAGTACTTGGTCAAGATGATAATCTAAAAGCTATAAAAAGAAGTTTTCCTGAGTTTGACCCTAGCAAAGAGTCTTACGTCAAAAATGGACGAGATGGCGGACGTATCTAATATTTTTTTTATCCAGTAACGACAAGGCAGTAGCCTTACTATTAGCACATGGCTGCTTCAGACAACTTATCCAAGGTCCAGCGTATTCAAGAGCTTCGTCGCTCTAACGCTGCAGGCGCCGTACCCTCAAAGAAGGTGTACAACCGTAAGAAGGTAAAGAAGGTGCCAGTTGAGCGAGCAAAGTAGCCCACAGTCTAAGTCTTGGGACGACGGTACTCACAAGATTCAGTACTACCCCTGGTTCACCCCAGCTCACCCACACTTCTATGTTTTGTCTGACTCTAAAAGCGGTCAGTTGATGTCCAACATGACCTTAGACCACCAAGGCGAAGTGATGGGTCTTGAGACACACCCAAAGCACCGTAACAAGGGTCTTGCAACCAAGTTGTGGAACACCGCTAAAAGCAACTCAGCAAATGCAGGTATCTCACCTAAGCACTCTGACTTGATGACAGAGGCAGGTGAAAGCTGGGCTAAGAAGGTCGGTGGTGAAATGCCTGAGAGGGTTGCTCGTTCACGAGAGTCACAGATGCGTGGCATGATTGACTTTAGCCGCCAATGAGTCGCAACGAGGAGTTTAGAAAAGACCAGAAGGCTTGTCCTCAATGTGGTTCCTCTATGGAGAAGATAGAGTTTACTCCTAAGAAGGTTACTAGCGTTACTGCTCGCAAAGGCGCTGGGTACAACTTGAACAAGAAGTCGGTTGGGGCTAAAGAGTCATACTGGCAATGCTCAGAAGACTTCGGACATACGGTGCAAGCATGAGTGCTTCCGATAAACTTTCCTACATCCAATTCGGAAAAGAACATGGGAAGTCATTTCGCATTGTGAAGACACCATCTGGCATGGCTACCCGTAACGGTAAGACAATCCCAGATGAACCAGGACGCATCTCTATAGTCACCCCTGAAAATGGCGAATCGTTCAACTGGCCTGCAGCAGATAAGAAGCAGGTAAAGATGATGAGAAAGAACTGGGGCAAGATTCAGAAGGACCCAGGGACTCAATACAAGATGGACCAAATACGTAGAAGTATGTAGTAGGCTCCAGGGTAGCTGTTACCGAGAAAAGGAATACCCGATGAGTCCTAAAGTCCTTTGCTTTGATTGTGGTGGGACATTCAACGTTGAGTACGGCGTTGCCAATCCAACAGAGCAATGTCCCAAGTGCAATACAGAAGAGATAAGCTCAGAGCTTGAAAAGTATTTAATAAGGCACCTGAAGCGCACAGGTATATTTCGCATGTACCAGCTAGACCGTGAAACCCACACAACACGGTTGCTTCTTGAGTTCGCCATACGAGGTAAGGTCCTAGGTAGGTTATATCTATGGAAGAGAAGACACAGTATTTTTGAAGGAGAGTAAAGATGCAAGTAGTTAAGATACTAAAGAACTGCGTACTATGTAATGCACCTTATCGTGAAGACCAAGCCGCAGAACATTTTAAAAATCACAACTCAAAGGAATAACGATGGATGACAAATATCGTAAAGAGTATGAAAAACAAAGAGAACAATTCCGTAATCACCGACAAGATAATTGGAACAAAGGTCTAACGGGTGCAACAGGTGCTATAAGTTATGACCCTACGTATCACGAACAAACCCTGAAGGTGAAGAAACCAAAGCCAGACCCTGCTACTGTTGAAGCAGAGTTACAACTAGAGGAGCAACTATGGGCGTCGTAGAGTTTGATTACCACGCAGCTATGACAGAAGGTCACACCTTCAATGAGTTAGTTGCGCAACGTCTTCGTGCAGAAGGTATTGGTTGTACCGTCCCTGAGTTAGAACTTGTCACTTCGGACGCTGATATCAGGCGCCTAACAAAAGAAGAGAAAGACATCATCCTAGATAACGGTTTAGTTCTAGAGGTGAAGTCGCGTAACCTAGGTTTCTCAGAGGACCCATCTGTATTCTGGCAATCTAATCTCTATGTAGATACAGTCTCTGGTTATGAAGCTAAAGAGGTCAAGCCCTACGCTTATGTGATGGTGAGTCAGAAGTCAGGCAATATGTTGGTTGTTCACTCCAACACTAAGGAACATTGGTTTAAGCACACGACGCAAGACCCCTATCGCAAGATTACCGAGACCTTCTATAAGATTGATAAGAAGCACCTGACTACTTGGGCTTCCTTAGTTGATGAGTTAAAAAGCGGTCGCTGAGAAAAAAGCGTCCTGGGCGTTCAAGCTTCGTTAGGAAAGTCTTCTTCTAATTCGTCTTTGTATCCGTGCGTTCTTTCAGCATGGCAATTAGCGCACACGAGCTCGCACTTGTCTATCTCAGCCTGAAGGTTCTCAATGGAGAACCCAGAGCGTGCCATATCAGCCACGTTGCCTCGTTTGCCATCAACTATGTGGTCAAATTGCATCACGTAAGGTGGGTACGAGACGCCGCAATCCGCACAAGGATTCGTGCCCTTAACCCCATCAATGTAAGACTTATTACGTCGTCTTATGAGGCGATTGTTCTGTGCCGTTCTTTTCTGTATTGCCTCTGAGTTACGGGCGTAATGTTTACGTGCCGACTCTCTTTGCTTGACTTTATCCTTAAATGGCATAGCAGACACCATACACTATGACCATGAAATGCGTAAAGTGTGAGCACGATATGAGCAGCGGTGTCTGCGATGTAGACACCTGCAAGTGCATCTGTGAATGGAAGGTTAGCGAATGACCGTTAAAGTTTATGGACCTTACGAAGACAAGTCCAAGGGTGGTCGCAAAAAGATGACTATCTACAACACAGTTACTAAGAAGTTTAAGTCTACTAACGCAGCTCGCTATGAAAAAGAGAAAGAATTAGGCAAGAAGCTTCCTAAAAACAAGCACGTTGACCACAAGGATAATAACAAGCACAATGATGGCAAGAAGAATTTACAGGTAATGGATGCCTCCAAAAACATTGGTAAAGGCAATAAGAACCGAAAGAAGAAGTAATGGCTAAGTCAACTAAGATGGGCGTAAAGAAGCTACGGATTCAGAGCCCAGAGATTAAACAAGATGTACGGAATAAAAAAGCAAGAGAAGTACGGGCATTTAAAAAAGAAAAGCAAATGAAAGAAGATGCCCAACCTCCTGTAGTTAGAACTGTAAAACGACCAGAAAAAAAGGCAAAATAATGACAGAGTTAGGAACAGCTAAAGCAATCGTTGACGTTGCCCTTAAAGAAGTCGGGTATGTAGAAGGACCAAAAGATAACCAAACTAAGTATGGAGCTTTTACTAAAGCAAATTTCCAACCTTGGTGCGGTAGTTTTCTGATGTGGTGTGCCCATCAAGCTGGCGTCAAGATTCCTAACACAGTATCCACAGTTGCAGGTGCAGCAGCATTTAAAAAACTAGGGACTTGGACAGAAGCATCAAAAGCTACCCCAAAACCAGGTGACATTGTTTACTTTGACTTTACAGAAGGCGGAGCTCCTATTGAGCACGTAGGCATTGTAGTTAAAGACAACGGTGACGGAACGGTAACTACGGTTGAAGGAAACACTTCTGGAGAAAAGAAGAAGAAAGCAAGCGAACGCAACGGCGGCGAATGCGCTAAGAAGATTCGTGCCTATAAAAAGAACTCTAAGGGCCTCTCAGTCTTTATTGAGGGTTTTGGACGTCCTAAGTACCTAGACGCCTAAACCGCAGCGTAAGGACCGCTAGGGGGCTTTTAAACCCCGTCTAGGTTATATTACCCAAAACGGACATTCCCCAAAAGGCTGTTTTAGATGGTAACCTAGGGGGGTTCTTCTACCTGGGGGTGAGTATGACAACCATCGTTGCTGTTCAATATAAAGACAAGTGTGTTATTGCCGCAGATAATCAGGTAACTGGTGATGGTGGGCGTCGTTACAACCATCCAGACATGAAAAAAATTACACAACGTGGGGCTTTTTTAGTCGCAGGAAGTGGTGAAGTTCAACCGTGTGATGTTGTACAGCATTTCTGGGTACCTCCAAAACTAACTTTAAAAGATTCTGAAGACATTTATCATTTCATGATTACCAAAGCAATGCCTTCTCTTAGAAAATGTTTAACTGATAATGGTTATGATTTTAACGAAGGCAAAAGCGATGGAAAAGCGGAAGACAATCGGTTTAGCTTTATTATGGCTGTTGGTGGAGAGTTGTTTGACATCGGTGATGACTTATCTGTAATTCGGTCAGGAAATGGAATCTACGGAGTAGGCTCTGGTTCTGACTATGCAATAGGCGCTTTACATGCAGGAGCAAAGCCCGAAAAAGCAATTGAGATTGCTGCAAAGCTAGATGTAAATACTTCTGGTCCTATTCAGGTTGTTGAGCAATACAAATAGTCTGATAAGGTAAGGTCATGAGCAAACGTCAAGATAAAGCCGCAATCAATCAAGCAGAGCAAAAAGACTTCTTACGTGGAAAAAAACGCAAAGCCATTGAAGATAGATGGGAAAAAGCACAACTACAAGCAGCCACTATGCAGTCCGTATTGGGTTACATGGTTGAGCAGTATAAGGAACACCTTGATGAGCTCTCAGAAGAGATTGTTACCCAAACTGAAGAACAAATAGCTCTTCGTCGTTCTGAAATTGAAAATTACTTAATGTCAGAGCAATCTATTTGTTTACAGCTTATTGAGGAATACTCTAAAGAAGATTAGTTACTAGTCTTGTAAAACCCTGAGCCTTTGAATTGAAGGCCAAAAGAGTTATAAACCCGTTGAAGAGCGTAGCCACACTTGTCGCAGACATACCTAGGTTCTGCATCATGGATGCTGCGTTCTTTTTCGTAATCTACATCGCATTGTATGCAGGAATATTCATATTTAGGCATCAGAGTTCTCCAAGTGTTTTTTCTCGCACATACGTGCTAAATCAGGTACTACGTATCGTTTATTGCATAGAGCGCAAGTATACCGTTCAAGGAACTCTTTAGACTCCATCTCCGTATTATGCCCGTACTTATTCTGAGAAAGGGGTAAACTAAAGACATGTTACACGCACAACGAGAGTTAACGGCATTAGACCGCTGCGACAGGTGTGCTGCACGAGCAATGGTTCGTGCAACATTGTTAACTGGAGAACTTTATTTCTGCGGTCATCATGCAAAAGAAACTGGCTACACATTAGTTCAACAATCCGTTCAAGTTCATGACCCAGAAGGATTGTTTATCTATGCAGACCGATAACCCAATGACAATGGTTGATTACTACAAGTTATGGCAACCAATTTCTGGTCAACAGTTTTATGGCCTAGGAATGTACGGAGCAGTAAAGCAAGACGTGGGTGCATACAACAAAGAGAATTTGGATAAAACATCATGAAGAATAGAAACATAGGTCGTCAGTTTGACGGAGCTATTGAAACTGCAGAAGACCAACAGCGTCAACGCTTTTCTCGCCCTAGAGAACAAGGATTTGTTGGTAATGGATACTGGTGGGGTTCTTACCCATACATGACTGGTGCACTTATTGCTGGAAATGTTTTACAAACAACTTCTTCAGGAACTAATACTCCAGGTAACTTAGAGCCGTCTTCAGGAGCTTCAGCAAGTGACTACAGTGGAATGGGCGGAACATCTGCTGGAAGTTACGGCGATGTTGGCGGAGCAGGTGCAGACAGCGGTGGTGGCGGGTACTAATGGAGCCGCAACTAAACCGACGCCCTCTTACAATTAACAACCGAAAAGGTGTTGAACAAAGATTTCAAGTTTCTAAACCAACTGTAAAGTCTGAAACACGTGCATCAATATTTACGTGGGCAAGTAGAGGACGAGGTGTTCAAGGAGAGTCAGTAAACTCTTCTGGAGATGTTGGCTCAAAGCAAATCGTTAATAAACTAAGAAAGCCAATGTAATTTTTATCTACGCTTAGACTGCACAAATTAGATTCTTGATTCACACTTAACCAAAGGGCAAAAAAGACATTAATTTCCAGGTTAGGAATCCAATGAAACTTTCACCAAAAGCTAAATCTGAAATCCAGTCATACCTACGCTCAGTAGGAGTAGCAACAATCACAGTCTTGCTTGCACTCGTTGCAGACATCAAGCCTGAATATGCAGTTCTTTTGGGCTCACTTGCAGCTCCTATTTTTAAGTGGGTTGACCCAACCTACAAAGCATACGGACTAGGTTCAGAAGAATAGTTTATAGGAGTAGCACCAGTGACTAGTACCTTTACAACTATCGGCATTGTCGCTGGTGCTCTCATTAGCCTTGGGATATTACTAAACCCGTTTTACAAACGTGCAAAGCGTTGGGCTGAGTGGATGGAACGCTTTATGCGGGACTGGGAAGGCGAAGAGGAATCTCCAGGTCGTGACCGTGTTGCAGGTGTGATGGAACGGCTTAATAACGTTGATGGTGAACTAAGTCAAAATGGGGGGTTTACAACTGTGAAAGACCGAGTGGACCGTCTTTACGAGAATCAAGCTTTGATTATGGAAGCTTTTACAGAGATGCACGAACGTCTTATCAATATTGAAAATTGCTTAGTGAATACCCAAACAGAAGAAGAAAAGTAAGGGACTATTAGCACATGGACTTGAGCCGATACAATGGAAACATCACCCCAACTGTAAATAGCCTTTCTAATAAGTTGGGCAACATGGGTTCCCGAAGCAACACAACAGGGCAAATGGTGCTTCAACATGGCATGAACTTAGAAGCGGCGCACCATGGAAATGAATTAGCAAAAGATTACGCCACACACGCAGGAAACATTCAATCTGGACTTTCTGCTCAAGAGCACGGTCAAACTTCTGCGCTATCTTTGCAGGAGCATGGGCAAAGACTTAAAGAAGATGCAGCAGGTCGTCGTCACGAAATTAAAAAGATTGTTCTTACTCACAATAACGAGATAGAAAAAGCTGCTGTAGAGCATCACCTATCTACAGATAAACTTCGTACAGAGTCTGGGCTTAGAGTTACAGAAGCAAACAACACGTCTTCAAACACTATTAACGAGTCTAAAGTTGCACATAAGCACGCTGGTGATTTATTAAGCCGAATTGCTGCAGCTGGACAAGGCGGAACAGACGTTTCACTTAAGCACGGTAACGTTAGCGCCAGCTTTACTCTAAAGACCCCACCAAGTCCTGCAACTAACCCAACACCAACCGTTGCTCCAAGACCAACTAAGTCATTTGTTGGTATGCCAGGTAACCGTGCATCTACACCAGCAGCTCCTGCAGCTCCTAAAGGACCACAACCAACAGTCACTCGTGGGCCTGGTGGAAAAATGGTTTCTTTAAAGAATGCAACCACACCAGTTGCATCTGCACCAGCTAAAAAATCTCCTGCAAAGAAATCTGCTCCTACTAAAGGACAACCAACAGTCACTCGTGACCCAAAGACTGGTCGCATGATTGGGATTAAGAAGAAGTAATGGCTACAAAGAAAAAAGCTCCTGCTAAAAAATCAACCCCTGCATGGACCCGCAAAGAGGGTAAGAACCCTGAAGGCGGATTAAATGCTAAAGGTAGAGCTTCTGCTAAAGCGCAAGGGCACAATTTAAAGCCACCCGTGTCATCAGAACAAGCAAAGAAATCACCT